CGGAAGCGGGAACTATACGATAGGCAATCTATCGCCGGGTTCCTACACCATCACGCCCACACTTACGGGCTACGCCTTTTCGCCGACATCAACGAACGAGACTATCACCACTTCCGACATCACGGGTGTTAATTTTACCGCCACTCCTGTCTATACGGTCACTGGCCACGCGGGCGTTGCAGGGGCCTCAGTTTTTTATTCTGGAACGGCTTCCGGTTCCGTGACAGCAGATGGCAGCGGTAATTACTCAATTTCGGGGTTGATTGCAGGTACATATACCGTAACTCCCTCACTTGTAGGTTATATTTTCTCTCCCACAAGTAAAACTGCCACAATTAGTGGTAACTACAATTTCTCTAATTTTACTGCTACTGCGATTTATTCTATCTCTGGAAACGCAGGCGTTGGCGGAACGACAATTACTTATGCTGTCGGGATGGTCGAGCTAGAAGATGGAAGCGGTAACGTCCTGCTTGAATCTGCCGATAACTTGATTCTTGAAGGTAGCGCAGGCGGTACAGTGACAGCGGACGGAAGTGGAAACTATTCTATTCCCGGGCTTGCAAACAGCAACTACACGATCACCCCATCCAAAACTGGTTATACTTTCTCCCCAACCAGCGCGAGCGAAACGGTCAGCGGAGCGGACATCACGGGCGTGGATTTTGGGGCGACCCAGACTCTAGTTGCCACACCAACTTTCAGCCCTGTTGCTGGTTCTTATGGGCCAACGCAGAACGTAACAATCTCAAGCACGGATTCGGGATTAAGCGGATTCGCCATTACGTATACTGTGGACGGCACAACGCCTGTTCCCGGCTCTCATGGCACGGTATATTCAACGCCTGTTGTTGTGTCTTCTTCACTAACGATAAAGGCCGTTGCATCTGCAACGAGTTATGCGAACAGCACGGAAGCTGATGCTGCGTACACAATCAACGGCGCGGTTGCCACGCCGACGTTCTCGCCAGTCGCTGGAACGTACACCTCAGCGCAGACAGTTACAATCAGTTCAACGACAGCAGGCGCGAGCATCTACTGGAACACCACGGGGTCGCCCACGTCTAGCGATACTCTTTATACCGGGCCTATCACGGTTTCTGCATCTGAGACTATCTACGCCATTGCGGAGAAGGCTGGTTACGTTAATAGTGCGGTTGGTTTAGCCGCTTACGTAATCAATATACCGTCTGGCGGGGGCGGCGCGGCATGGTTGATGGCCGATCAATCGAGTTTAGAAGATATTCCAAGACGTCGAGGTCACTAATGACGACGACCGCGGTTGTGATTTTACGGGCGGCTACTAATTGAGTAATAAACAGGAGAATTTGTGGGGTTAATATGCGTAAACCACTTTTGTTTTTGGCTCGGCACGGCAGTACCGTTGATAGCAAATTCAAAATTTTTAGGGGTCAACGGGATTCCGCCCTGGACAAGGACGGCTTCCGAGACGCCCATACACTCCGCGAGTTTTTCAGTAAGAAGGAGTGGCATCGTATTTTCTGTTCGACGCTCACTCGCGCGATTCAGACTGCTACAATCATTTGCGACGACCAGGAAGACTATCAGCCGGAAACGACTGATGGGCTTGAGCCCTGGAATATTGGCTTCTTAACGGGCCTTCCGAAGAACGCCGAGAACAAGAAGAAGATGGATTATTACGTTGAGAATCCAGAAGAGACGCCGGAAGACGGTGAGAGCCGGCACGATTTCGAACACCGCGTTTGGCCACTGATGGCCGAAGGTATTCAGTTAGGGTGGGAGCAGGGGACGCCATGCGTTCTCGTGACGCACTCCAGTTTGATTCACGCCCTCAATCACCTTCTCGAGGGCGAAGGGCACAAGGACGTTGCCGTGAAACCCGGTGGCGTCGTAGAAGTTTATATGGAGAATGGGGAGATCGAGCACCGGCCAATTTTCCGTCCGGGCACTGACGACTCTTCGTTCGACACGAAGCAGCATCCGAGTTCATAAGAGGCACTATGGCAGCGACACGTTCACTTAACGACAGCATCAATTGGGTCAAGCCGTTCATCAACTGGGCCTCTGTTACGATCGGAATCAACAGCGAGCCCGCGATTACGAGCGCGAATCAGACTCTACAGACGATCGTAGGGCCTCCGTTCATTTGGCCGTGGAACAGAAGTAATACTAGTTTCATCACGGCAATTGGTCAGCAAGACTACAACACTTCCATAGCTGATTTCGGTTACCTGGAGGCGGCGTCGATCGAGCTCTGCGGAGTCATTACGGCTGCACAAGTTATAAGTCATACAGCTACGTTCTACGCGGTGAATGGATTCAGTACTCTTCCGAATGGTGGTCATGGTCAAAGTGTTTCGATTTCCGGATGCACTACCTCTTCGCTGAATGGAATGTTTGATATAGTTTCTGCAAGCGCAACAGACTTCACAGTCAACATCGTAACCCCTGACGTCGCCGAAATTGAATTTGGCGCGATCGCAGTTGCTGGATTGGCGATGGGACTGACATTGCATTGGGAAGCCCTAAATGAAGAGCGCGCGACCGATCGTCCGACGTTCATCTCTACCCAAGAGTGCGACTTGAGCGGCACAACGTTTACCTTCCGGCTGATGCCTGTGCCTGATCAAATCTATCGCGTCAATCTTACCTACCAGAAATCTCCCGGTGCGTTTTCGCCCAGCAATTTGAATGCTGTGTGGGGAATCCCCGACCAACTACAATACATTTACAACTACTTCTTCCTGTTCTTCGTGTTGGATTATTTTGATGATCCGCGCGCGGCTCGTTACCGCCAACTCGCGGTCGCGTCTTTGCTGGGCCGGCAATCCGGTCTGTCGGAAACTGATCGCAACCTGTTCCTTGGGAACTGGCTGGATATCATACAAGAAGAAGAATCAAAGCATACTTCAGTCGCCCAAGGGGCGCAGGCAAGGGGTATGTAAATGGCTCAAAATCTAATAGAAGCCCAAGGCGGCCAGAAGCAGAAACAAACGAGATTCGTAAGTCTTTTCACGTCTCGTTTTATTTCAGGCTTGTACACTAATCGAAGTCTACTGCGCGGCCCTCTTCAGGCGATCTATTCGGATTTCTATCATCTCGGTGCCACGGATGCTTTGTGCGATGGATTGAATTCTGAAATCTCAATCCGTCAAACCGCCATTCGTCGACCTGGAAATCCCAAATTCTGTACACAGCAGACCGCGGCTGCGATCGACAATTTTTATTCTTTCCATCATTCCGACGGAACGATTCAAGTAATTGCCGACAGTTTGACTGACGTAGAAGTAGTGACACCCACCACGATTACATCAATCTTTACGAAATCTGCCGGTGCCGGTGAAGGCTATTTTCAGGGTATCGGTCAGACTTTGTATATTTCTGACGGCGTTGATTTCGTAACATACACCCCAGGCATCACGAACCCTCAAACTAGCACGCCTGTATGGAACATGGGTGGGGTGGGACCAACGGTAGCTCCTGTCTTGGCGCTTACTCCGACAGGCTCTGCGGGCGTTTCTTGGGCTGCCAGCACGATGTGGACCACCATGGGATTGATTGTTGACGCTAATGGAAACGTTCAACAGCTTGTTTCTGTGAATGCTTCTGGCACCAATTCTACCAATCTTGGAACAAGCGGAAACGGGGCTCCGGATTTCAGCGGCGGTTCGGGAACGTCGGTCACGGAATCCACCGGCACCCCTATTACCTGGACAAACTGGGGTCCGATTTCTACGTGGCTTCCAAATCACGCGTATACAAACTACACGATCGGTGGAACGGATATTGCCCCATCGGTAGTTTATGATCCTGCTTCTAACTCAATTTATTTCGTAGACAATCCTGGCTTTGCTTCTGGAGTCAGCGGCGGAACGAAACCGCAATTCAATGGCGTCAATGGATCTATTTTTAATGACGGAAGCATAAAGTGGTATTGTCTCGGTCAACCTGGTACTGAAGTTCCTGGTGTATGGCTTCAAAGTCACGCCTATCCTGCGCGAAACGCGGCCGGTAGTTCGTGGGCGACACACTGCGTCGTTGAACCTACAACTATTCAAGCGGCCGGCCTCGGGTCTCCAAATGCAACACCGGTTTATTTGTGGGTTTCCTCTGGTGGAACGTCTGGAAATTCTGCTGGTTATATACCCAGCTGGGATACGAGTGCAGGCAACCCAACTTTGGACGGCGATTTAGTGTGGAATTGTTTGGGCTCTTCGACGTGGGCTGCTCACCACAACTATCTTGCTTGGGGTTTTGGTTCAACTAATTTTTCGGTTGTTCTTGATGGCGGAAATCTTCATGTTTGTATATCTGCAACGGGTCCCAGTGGCGCTGCGCCACCAACGTTTGAGACAGGATACGGGCAGCAGACACAAGATGGAACCAACCCCGGAACAGCGGCATTTATCGGCGTCACGTGGACCTGCGTAGGAACTTCACTTTCGTGGGCTCCGGCCACACAGTGGTATTATCCAGATGGCGGATTTGTTCCGCCACAGCAATCACAAGCATACGGCGGGGCTACGCTGGTCGACACCAATGGAGTCAACCAGTATGTCATCAATTCTGGTAAAAGCAAAACTGCTCCGCATCCAACCTGGCAGGCTATTGGATCTACCACCACAGATAACACTGTTACGTGGTTTGCGGCGTCTGTATTCACGGCAGCAGGGTTTACTTGGACAAACGGATACGGCTACGTTTATGCTTATGCTGCGCGCGCAGCGTCAGATTATTGGAACACGAACTCTCCTCCGTTACAGATGCCAAACACAAATTCTCCGAACATCACCGGCCCTCTCGGCCCTCCGTTCGGAAACCAAAGCGGAACTGTTACAAACGCGTCTCCGTTAACTCAAATCATAGGCCCTAGCGTGGGTGCGGAACAAGTTAGAATCACGATGGTTGGATCTACCGATCCTCAGTTCGATACTATTTTGGTGTTTCGATCTGCGGATGGCTTTGGGGCTTCCGGCCCGTATTTGTTCTTGACTGCACTTAACATGCCGCCTATGCAGGGTGCGCTTCCTGGTACTATTTCGATTATCGACTTCATGCCAGATCTACCAACAAATTTACTACCAGGTCTGGACCCTCTTGAGACGGCTGCGGTTGATCAAGAAAATTCTCCGCCTCCGGGATCTTTTGGCTCTTCAGAGTTTACGCCCGCATCTAGTGGCTCAACAACTGCGGCTGCTGGAACCGGAATGATTGGTTTGGTCTATTATCTCGGTCGACTGTGGGGTTTCATTGGCAACACGGTATTTGCTTCCGGAGGTCCGGACACCAGCAACGCAAACGGATTCGTAGCTTGGCCGGCAATCAACGCATTTCCTTTTGATAGCAAAGTCTTACGGCTAATGCCCACAGCGTCGTGTTTGCTCGTCTTCACGACCACCGATGTCTTTTTGATTGGCGGTGGCCCTGCGATAGCAGACTTCTACTCTCAATTGCTGGCTCCCGGAGTTGGGCTGCTATTCTGGAACGCGGTAACAATGATGCTCGGGCTTCCTTATCTTTTCTCATCCGACCGTCAATTCATAACGATTGATCCTAGTGGCGGGTTTACTCGAATCGGCCATCCGATCGGAAACAAACTTGTTGCCTACGATCCTGCGTCTACTTACGTGACGTATCAAAGCTTTGGGGACCAGGAGCATGCTTTATTTATTGCTGACGGCATCAGTGAATGGTATCGCTGCGATCCAAACCCAACGCCTGACAGCCAGTTAACCGGACCCATCTGGAGTCCAAAAGCAGTCGTGGCGGCCGGTTTCAAAGCTGTTATGTCGATCGAAACATCACCGGGCGTAAAACAACTTTTGATCGGCCCGTCTGCGGCCGGATACATTCTTGCGCGCGATTCTAACTTCACCGTTTTCGAAGATAACGGAAGCTCGTATGATTCTTGGCTCGCGATGGGTAACATTGTATTAGCCCACCCGGGGCAAATGGCTGAACTCGCGTTCATAGAATGCGACTTCACACAAGTTGGGACTCAGCCCACCGTGTTGGTTTTGCTCGACGAGATGTCTGCTACAAACGGAGCAACATTCGAAGCCATCTCAAACGAATTCATTTCCGATCCTCCTGAAATGTATGGGCCGTTGGCAACACCGAAAACCCTGTGGATGAACAGGTATTATTTTGGCCAAACATCTCCAGGAAACCCAAACAACGAACCTGTTCCGGCGTGGTGTAAGTTCCTGCAGATCAAGGTGGATTTCGGGAACGACACTGTTCAGAACGAGCTTCAGGCATTCAGCATTTTCGGAGCCCTTTACCAGGAGCGCTAGGTATGAAAACTCATTGCCCTAGAGGCCACGAGTACACAGAAGAAAACACATACGTTCAACCAAAAGGAGGACGAGTGTGTTCGTGGTATCTTGTGTGCCAACTGCAATTGGGGGTTGGGTTCGTTTCACGACAACGAAACCAATCTTAGAAATGCAATCGAGTATGTAAACAATCCTCCGAATCAGGAAAAGTAAATGCCAAGTCTTAAGGACGCGACAAAGAAACCCGCGAACGTTGGTGAGCAGATAGAAGTTGCGCCCATAGTGGCGGGTGCGCCGTCCCCGGTTCCCTATGTTCCAAATCCTCGCGGAGAGGGTGGTCTTGCTGTTGGTTCAATGGGCCCTGCGCCATCTTCTTTCACAACGCCGTATGATAGCATCCGTCAGTTCGTTCGTCCCAGCGGTGTGTCTCAAAGTCGTTTTCCTCCTCTTCCTACTAAAGCAAATCCGGCAACGAATGCGGCATCATCTTCTGTTACTTCGAAGCAGCTTGGTCCTGTCCACAAACAAGTGCAGGCAAATACTGCGGCTATCGCAGCCGCGGGCGCACAGCCAGGGTCTGTTACGGGACTCGCTGTTTCAAAGTCTGTCTTCAAGGACAGTACGGGCGTGCTTCGGCAAGCTCTTGAAATATCATTTACTCCTCCGGCTCTTACAGGTGATCCTACTATAGACGTGTTTGCGGGAGTAAGTATTTGGGTGACTTATCCTGGAGACGAACCTAGAGGTCTTGGAACTGGTATTACTTCTCCGGTGATTTGTCAGTTGCCAATCGACGGATCAATCGTGACTCTAACGGTTCAGTCCTATTCTGTGAATGGCGTCGATAACGATTTTAGTTCTTGCCCAACGATCAATGTGACTTTGGATGGCGTGACGACCGCGCCTGCGGCGCCTACGATTGCATCTGCTTTGGCTCCATGTAATTCAGGTTTGACTTTCTCTTGGAACATCGTGTCAGATCCTCTGCACGATGTAATTGATTCGTACAGAGTGTACAGGAACACGGTCAACAATTCAGCCACAGCGACTCTCATTGCTACCATCCCTCAGCCGGCCACCGGAACCGGCACAAACGTGTTCACGGATGTTGTAGCCGCGGGACTTGTTTATTATTACTGGGTTTCTTGTGAGAACCTACAGCAACTTGAATCTACGCTTAGGGCTGCGCAAAGCGGAGCGGTTCAAAGCGGCACAATCGCTTATCAGGGCGCCTACAGTGGATCGATTACCTATTTCCCGGGGTCGAGCGTCACCTACAGCGGTCAGTTCTACACTTGTATTTTACAGAGCACAGGAAATCTCCCAACGAACGCGACTTATTGGCAGAGCACAGGTTCAAGTTCGAATGACGTTTTTCTTGGTGGTTGGTCCAGCATAACGCCATATGTCCCAGGAAATCAGGTCACGTATAGTGGTGGATATTACATCTGCACCCTTGCCTCCACCAACGACCAACCAGACATCTCTCCAACTTATTGGCAGATCGTAGGATCCGTAAGCACTTATCTCTACACAGGGAATTACAATAATGGAACAAGTTATGTCCCGGGAAATCAGGTTACCTATCAAGGTTCGTACTGGATTTGCGTCAGCAATACCACAGGCAACGCGCCTAGCACAACCAGTTCGTACTGGGTTTTGGTTGGGACCAGTGCGATTCTTCTAGGCGTCTACAACGGCGCAACGGCTTATGTTCAAGGCAACGAAGTTACTTATCTCGGCAACGTTTATCAGTGCATTCTCGCCTCGACTGGGAATCTTCCAACGAACGTAACGTATTGGCAATTGACCGGAACGTCATCTGTTCTTCTTGGCGTCTACGCCGGCGGCACGGCATATGTGGCTGGAAACGAAGTCACCTATTTGGGTGGGACTTACAAGTGCATTCTGGCGTCAACTGGAAACCTCCCGACGAATCAAACTTATTGGACACTGATAGGAACAAATAGTCAATTTCTGGGAGCCTACAATGCAGGCACGGCTTATGTGGCTGGAAACCAAGTTACCTATCAGAACAATTTCTATGTTTGTGTTCTTGCGTCAACCGGAAATGCGCCTACAAACGCTACGTATTGGCAATTGGTCAATATTAATAACAGTGCCTTTATTGGTGCCTACAACGGCGCAACGGCTTACGTCGCCGGTAACCAAGTTACTTACAACGGAAATTATTATACCTGCATCCTTTCGTCAACCGGAAATGTTCCTACGAACGGAACATACTGGCAGCAAATAGCCACTTCTGAAATTTATCTGGGGGCATACAACGGCGCAACGGCTTACGTCGCCGGTAACCAAGTGAGCTACGAGGGGTCATTCTGGATCTGCATTCTTGCCTCGACAGGGAATGCACCTTCAATCGCATCTTCCTACTGGACACTGCTTGGCACATCAACCATTCTGATCGGTGCGTATGCTGGAGGAACGGCCTATCTTCAAGGTATGGAAGTCACATACAACGGCAACATCTTTCAAGCCCTCCAGGCAACAACGGGAAATACGCCTCCAACACCACCCGCCACAAGCGCATATTGGCAGTTGGTTGGTCCCGCAACACTAGATAATCTTGCTGACGGTTCAGTGTATGGTAAACGAACATTCAACGTCGGCGACTCGGTAATTCAAAACGGAAATTTTGAATCGAGCGCCACGATTCTTCCGCCCCCAGGCTATAGCACTTACAGCAATCATACTGCAACTTATGCGTATGACACTAGCACGCAATACGCGGGCACTCAAAGTTTAAAAATCACCGCATCAGCAACAGTGGGCAGTTATGGCGGCGTTGTCCCGTTGGGTCAAGTCTATTGTGAGCCAGGCGACACATTCTATGCTAGTGCTTACGCTAAGGTCAATTCGGGCGGCGGCCACGCTTATGTGCAAGTTAGTTTTCGTGACGCAACAGGCACAGCAGTCGGACAGCAGGTAGAAGGAACAACTTCAAGTTCATGGACCTTTATTTCAAATACCTACACTGCGCCCGCTGGAACTGTCTACGCCACATTCGAGCTTTATGGTGACACAGCAAGCGGCGTTGTGGAGTTCGATAATCATAATGTTACGTTTGTTTCTGAGTTAGGTACGGATACGAAGGACGGCCCAGCGAATTTCAGCGCAACAGCCAGCACGCTGACGTATCGTCCGTTAACGAACCCTTTGACCGCAACAGATGCAGGGTCAAGTGCTACGGTTTCGATTGCTGCGTTTACGATGCGCACTAGTAGCAAAGGCGATATAAACGAAAATTCTGGCAGTGTTGTTGCACTTTCTTATTCGACGCTCTATTACATCTATTTTGATGATGCGACTTTAGCGGGCGGTGCAGTTACGTATGCTGCAACAACTTCAAAAACTACAGCTATCAATGGTGCAGGAAGATTCTTTGTCGGGTCGATTGTGACTCCAGCGGCGGGTGGCCCAGATACGGTCGGAAATAACGACGGTGGAGTTGGCGCTCAAAGTGGTGCAACTTCAATCTTTCTTTTTGGCGCAGCGGTTAACAATAGCGTTGCGGGCGCTACTGTAAATAACCCGAATAACGCAATCGATGGAGACTTGACAACCTACGCAGAAGTAATTGGGTCAACAACTTCAGCAGCAACGTTTACATTTACATTGTCTGCCGCAAGTCCAACTTCTGCTCCATGGACCAGTTTGACGCTTTATATACGGTCGTCCGTAAACACCTCTTCCGGTGACAACGTGGTGACTTTAGGTTATGGTACAGCAGGAGTCGTTGTAACCACTGTTTATTCGCTTACAGGAACTACGCGGGCCTTGACAACGGATTCTTTTGCCATCCCAGTAAACACCAATCTATCTCTTGTTCGGGTGCAGATAACGATTCACAGAACAACGGCTAGTTCGGCGGCTCATGCGTGCTTATATGAGGCATGGGTGGAAGGAATCATTTAAGAGGATTTATGAAAACAATTCGAGTGAACGACACTGATGTGGTGTGCAACCATGAAATCAAAGTAGACAAGAAAACGCACCACACTTACATCCATCTGACTGTCAAAGCAGGTAGCGGTTCCGACGCAGTCGAGATGACCCACATTATGACCATTGGTGCGGTAGACCAGCCGTTGCCTGCGGGGTACGACGCTGCTGCACTGCAGAAAGACCTCGACACATTCCGTCAGAAACACGCGGAGTTGGCAGAATCAAAACTTCGTGCCAAGCAATTAGCGAAAAGTTTGGAGTAACTCCAATGCCAGACGATAAAGATTATAGCAGTGCAACGCATGTTGTTATGCCGATCAAACATTCCGACGGTGAAATTCACAATGTTGCGGTTCCAAAAGATACAGATCCTGGTGAACTGCATAGCGCGCTAATGGATGCAGGTTACGGTAGAGCGGCTACGTGGGCCGGAGACGCACCAGGTCTTATCACCCCTGGTAACGCCCATCTGTACAATCAGCCAAGTCCTTCTACCACAAGCTTCCGAGACGACAACGGAAGAAGCATTTTAGTTCCAACAACAGTTGATGGTGAAACCCTATCTGACCGGAGTGCAAAAATCCGGTATTACAATACAGGTAAACACCTTGGAATCTTCGAATCGCCAGAGCACGCTGATGCTTATGCAAAGCAAATGAAAGAAGATTACGCCGCCGGGAAGTACAACCGTCCGACACCAGAAGGCTCGCTGGAGCACTCCAAAGAATTTAAGGACAACGTACGCCGTCTGTGGGCTATGGCTGGCGGTCCTAATTCACGTGCAGAGGCTGGAAATTTTCTAGACTGGAATGAGAAATATTCAGAACCAGTCGTCTCGAAAAACCTTGAAAGTGGTAAAGGACAAATCAATTTTGGTCCGAGACCCCCAGGCGCAGAAGATGTGATTCACACGCACCCTCGAACTGGTGGACCGTCCGAACAGGACAAGGCAACTGCTAAAGAGAATCATATCAACGTTTACGTTGTTGATGCCGACGGTCTCCATCTTGTTGAGCCAGACGGAAAGGTCACGCGAGTTTTCGATTCCGTAGGTCAAGCGACCGCAGAGACACCAAAGAAAAAGGGACGATAAGAAAAGATGTTAGAAGTACGAAACACAAAGCATCAACTTAAAAATAAACCTGCTGAGTGTTTCTCCCTCGGCCCCAGGAAACCATGTACCTCACAACGATGGATAAGCATCTTGAAGTTTTGTAGAGCATCAACCGAAATATTGCAATATTGGTTGACCGCGCGCCCCAACGGCGCGGAGGAAAGTAAACATGAAGACCAAAACGATTGGCGAAATTCATAAACAACTGACGAAAGGTGAGTCTTCGTCTTCCGTCCCCACCCACATTTTGGACAAGGGAACTGGGCGGATCCATCGCGTCGAAATTCATCGTCATCTGCAAGCTGTTCGTAAAGAAGCAGAAGAGTTTAGGTGGAAGAAACGTTTCGAGGCTATTCAGCCACCAATCAAAAAGTAAAAGGAAATTTTATGTTCGTCGAACCTAACGCAGTACCGTGGTTAAGCTACGCGCTGGACCACGTTCACTTGGCTTTTTGGGTTGCTGCGCTCGGCATCGTTTGGCGCTTCCGTCATGCAGTCGATAAGTGGGCAGATAGTCTAGCATCAGTTGAAAACAAGACGGTAGCAGTGGAGAAAATGGTTATGGACATTCACGGAACTACAACGCAAATTCGTGACAACGATTTGCATCATTTGACAGAAAAGGTCACAGACCAAAAAGCAGTGCTCGATAAAAATCTTGAAGTGCTGCAGAGTATTGACAAAAATATCGCGGTGATGGCTGAACGCATGACTCGTCGCCGGAATGAGCCCTAACATGAAAATCGAATGTCGGGATACTGACAGTTCGGATATTTCGCAGTTGACCAACTGGATTGCGCGGGATGCTTGTCCGCAGCACGCCGTACCCGCTGATTTTTGGGTGCCGGAGAAGAACGAAGACGGGACTCCGAAAGATAAGTATACGAAGTATCTCACGGTCTATGATGAAGAGGGCGTGATTTACTACCTCAAACTCGAAAACGTGATGCGTGCCTACATCCAGTTTCCTCCCGAAGGTGAGCGGGATAAACTTCGTACGTCGCTCGCCCTCAAGCACGCGTTCTACACTGTCGCCTCTGGCGCCAGGAAGATGGGATACAAAGAGATTATTTTTGATTCAAAGTCCGACGGGTTGATCAACATCTTTACGAAGTTTGGGTTCAAGCCGGCCGAAGACAATTTCCTAGTGAGGCTTTAAAATGAGCACGATCAATTTCAAATACGTGAGTCCGACCTACAAGAACTGCAAGCCGTCTGCGGCCCAGCAGCAAGCTCTCTCGAACGATACGAATTGGGAGAGCACTATGAAGGGCTCATATAGCACGACATTCGGTGATGCGTCGGCTATGTATAAAAGCTTGAAGAGCGGTTTGGATGCGATCGTTTCTTCAACGAGCGCCTACTCTGCTCCTGTGCTTGCCTCGATGAACGCGCAGACCTTGAACACGGCTGCGGCGAATATTGCCAAGCTTAACGCTTCAATCGGACGGAATGCTGCGAAAGGCAGCGTCACTCCTGGTGTTGAGTCTGGTATTGTGCAGGCGGAAAAAGCTGGTGCAGCGACACAAGTCATGGGCACCATGGCCAACGAACAAGCTGACATTACACAAAAGAATGCCCAACTCGGCATCGAAGAACGAGACAAAGCAATCAACGCCGAAGAGAATCTCGGAAAAGTTTTTGAACCGTCTACTCAGATGGCTGGCGACGTTACGAAAGCAGAGCAAGTAACCCAAGAGCAAGCCAATACGAACGCACAAGAAAGCCGTTCGTGGGTTGGCATGGTTGGCGGTCTTGCGGACGCGGCCGTTGGTGGCTTGACCGGAGGAATAGGCGGTGTTGCGAAAGCCGCAAAGGGTACAGCCAAAGCTATAACAGGTGGTAACGACGGAACTTTCGGTGGCACAGTAACTTCGTAAATAGTTCTACAGGAGAAAAGTCATGGCTATCAAAAAGATTGAAGCCCTTGCCGATGGTATCGCATTCTTGAACAAGATGCATGATCCCTCTTCGGATAGTTTTCAACTCCGGAACCCCGCGCTTGCCAAAGCTTATAGCTACCGGCATCTTGGGGAAGTCGACAACAAAGGTAGGCGAATCTTCACATCTCTCATCGGCGGATACAGATTTCTAATACAGGATCTGGAGTGGAAGTGTTCCGGTAACACGCGGGCAAAAGGCTACCACGGAAAGCTGAGTAGCACCGATACCCTCAGTGATCTTCTCAAGTCGTACAACCTAGACAACATCGCGGATGGAAATATTTTCATCCTGGTTGAGTTCTTGAACAAGGCTTTATCTGGGACGGACATTACGGCCCAGACGCAACTTTCGTTTTTCTTAGAGGATAAATAGTCATGTCAACAGCACCCATTCTACCCGTGACGCAAGCATCTCAAGCACCGGATCAAGACGTGTCACCTGATAAGGTCATACCGTCAGCGGCTGCGGTGCCCGCGACCTCTCCGATTGATGTCTCGCAAGCGCCACCGTCTGTCTCAAACCTGGATCGATCGTCTCTTCCGGGTGGAGATCCAAACGCGCCGAAGACTCCGCAACCTGGAACCCAAGCTGCGGCCGATCAGCATCATGGTATCCTCGGCGAGATCTTCCAGACATTGGCCGGCGGGAAGAAGAAGGAATGGGTCCAAACCGAAAAGGGTCCTGTGGCCCAGTATCGGGACCTGGCACCCGGCGAGATGGCGCGCGGCATCCTGGCTGCGGCGATCACCGGGCTCGCGGGCGGGTATGATCCTGCGAATCGCGGGAAAGGTCCAGCAATGGCATCCGCGTTCGCCGGCGGGTTTAAGGCCAACGAACAGCGTGTCGAGAAGCAGCAAGGAAAGGAAGAGAAGGAAGCTCAGGAACAGTTTCACAACGAAGGCATTGCCGAAGAGCGCGCCTTACAGCTACACAGGGACGCGCGTGAGCAAATGAAATCGATTTCCGATCTTACTGCGTCATTTCAAAAAGAACAAATCGATAAGATTCAAATTGCCAAGGGAAATTTCGATTTGAAAAAGGCTGCTCGTGAGGACCAAGAAGGCGCCGAAAAAGAACGACTCCTGTTTGAAGATCATGTAAATCATGATACCCTGATCAAAAATCCGGCGACAGAGAGCGGTGCATTCCATTCGGCTGAAGAGGCGAATGATTTTGCACATCGCAACCCAAATCAAGCCATTCGGCCCGGAAAGTTTGACACCCAGATCGTACAAGATCCTACCACTAAGGATGTTTATATCTTCCGCAAGCCGTGGAATTTTGATACCAAGCAATACCTCGGCGTTGAAATGGAATCTGACGGAATTACTCCAAAAAAGAAAGACGGGCAGATGATCATTGACAAGGCTCACCCATATTTAGATGACAATGGCAAGGCGATTCTTCCGCCTGGACAAATGACCGAAAGAGAATTCCGCGACCAAAACATGAAATCTCTGGATGCTCACGCGAAGCGTGAACTGGAAGCAGCGACTGCGGCCCAGAGATTGGAGGCGTCTTATCGCTACGATAAGATGGTCAAGGAAGACAAAGAACACCAATTGGCTATGGACCATTGGCAAGCAGCCGGTGGCGACGTAACCAAGTTGGACGCCCAAGGCACACCGATCGTAACTCAAAAAGACTTGTGGGTTCTTGACAAAGAGTTTTCTGCTCGCAAAGACCAAGCCATTGCCACATATTCTGCAGCCATCAAAGAGATGGGTATGTATCCTGTTGGCAGCGAAGACTACAAAAATGCTCAAGCTGTTCGAGATCAAGCAACCGCGGTAATGAGTCAACACCAAAACATGGCCCTTGCTCTTGAAGGACACCGCGACGCAGAAAAACTCCTTATTCAGAACATGCGGGACAAGCACACGACCGATGTGGCGAAAGGCACGGTTGATCTTGACGCTGCAGAAAAGGACATGAAATTGGTTCCTGAGCCTCTTCGTAATAAGGTTCTTGGGGAACTCAAGAAAACTACTACACCGGCAGCTTCGGCAGCGGCACCACCAGCAAAAGGGTATAAACTGAAGCCAGTTGAGCGGGGGTCTTTTCCTTCCGCTTTAACGGGTGGACCTCTTGGATCACTGACTGCGAAAATACCAGGACTAAGCGGCGATCAGTCAAACAAAGTGTTTAGTGATCTTGATGCTATGAAAGCTTTACCGGAACGCTTGGACTACATTGGTAAACTTAGTATCAGCGACGACGAGAAAACCAAGCTTCGGAACGCCGCCGGCGGATCGGAAAAAGAAGCTACAGCAGAACCGGTCAACATGCTCGCTCCCGACGGGACTATCAGACAAGTACCACCAACCGACGTAGATAAGTATCTCAACCAAGGACTAACAATCGCGCGTTAATAAGGACAAAATATGGCGCCCCAAGATGATTGGAAAAATCTTCCGGTAGCAGGCGGATCAGCAAGCCCAGCCGCGGATACACCTTCTGGTGTCCCTGCTGCGGCTAAGGACGATTTAGATTGGAAGTCTTTACCAACAGCTAGAAGTACATCTGTAGCAACAGAAAAACCTTCTTGGATGTCACTTCCGACAACCGGAGCCGTCGAACAGCCTGCTGCTATGACCGCCGCTGCGCCCGTCGTATCGGGTACGTCAGATTGGATGAGCCTACCTGTTGCCGGTCTCGGGACACACGACACAACCGACAAGTATTCAAACAGCGCCACAACTCGCGGCCTTACTAGCGAAGAGCGAGCCTACGGTCAAACGAATCCTGAAAAAATGGACGACGAGCCCTGGTACAGCAAGGCGTGGGAGTGGATGAATTCTCCTCTCTACGATTTGCACAAGTGGGGCACGCGCGAAGGCGCCGGCTCATTTGAACGTGGTCTTGAAACCGGTCTCGAGGATATCGGATCCAGCTTCACATCTCCCCTGATGATCGGATTGACAATCGCATCCTTCGGCGGTTCCACAGTTGAAGGCGCTGGAATTGGAATCCTTAAGAGCATCGGCGTTAACGAATATGCTGCACCGATCGTGGCGCGTACAGCCAAGGGTCTTCTAACAGCTGGCTTCACTACACAAATGCTTGGTGGCTTGATGACCCAGTCGCCTCAGTTCTTGGATGCCCTGAAAGATGGGGACGTGGAGAACGCTACTCGTCTTGGAACAAACATCCTAGCCAGCGTCGCCTTCATCCAAGAAGGCATGAAGCACGGCCTTGAAGACGTCAAGGCTGTCAAGAGCTACATCAACGGCAAGGATCTGACTACAAACGAACGCCTCAAACTGGTCCAGGAAGCGGCCGGATTGCATGACGAAGAAGTTCAAATGGGCTCCGACGCTGCGCGCGCACGTCAGGAAGAAATTTTACGACTGCTTAAAGCCAGCGGCGGGGATGATCCTATTCGTGAAGCTGGCATCCGACACTGGGTCACCCAGGACGGAGACGCGGCCCGTATCGCAAAGATGAAGGGTATCGCAGAAGGTACACTCAAGGCGCGCGCATTGACGCCCGAAGAGCAGGCGAATGAAGATGCCGGGACCGAATTGCGCCAATGGGCGTCGAAGAGCCTCTATAAAGATGAACACGGAAAACCGGTCGAGCTCTACGTTTCCGATGCCGTACCGGGTACACACAAACTTGGCCAGACGCTGTCTGCCACCGGTGAAGCCGGCGATCAGCAGTACGTTCGGATTGAGAATCCTATCAATATGCGCGGCGAGGCAGGCCTCACTCAGTACATTCAACAGATAGGGGAGCAAGAAGGAATTCTCGAAAAGAAAGGCGAGGGTGTTGCGGAGCCAACGAAAGAGGCGTGGGCCGATGCGCAAGAGGCTATGCGGAAGAAGCTGAAAGACTCTGGTTATGACGGCATCACCTTCAAAGCAAAAGACGGAGCACAGAAGGTAATCGCTCTGGAGAACGACCAGTATCGTCCGGTTGCGGACTACGAGAAGGCCGCGAACACAACTTGGAATCGCGAGCACGCTTATGTCGCGGTCGACAAAAAGAACATGCAGCAGATTCGCACTTCGGGTATCGGTGTCAGCACAGAGAAGAACAACATTCAGTATTTTGCTACACCAGACGAAGCACTCAAGAAAGCGACTCTTCCTGACAGTGGAAACAGAAAAGATCTTACAGTCTTGGCTGTTCCGCGCGCGGAGATCGAAGCTGACGTGCGCGAATCGAATGCTAAGACGATGGGGAAAACTCCTCGCGGTGCCGCGGGCCCGGTTGAAGTTTATCCGGGTGTAGAGCTTCGGTCAGAGACAAAAGGTTTGAATAAAGGGGCGGCGGAAGGAAGAAGTTATGAAGTTGGCTTGCACAACATAAAGAATGACAGAGTCGGGCGATTCCTTGTAAACGTAGATGCTGAAGATGTTGCGCACATGAATATTTCTGGTGTTGAATCTGACCTTAAATCTGGCGAGAAGTCCTCGTATCGTGGCCGTGGTTATGCGAAAGCCGCGTACATCGAAGCCATGCGGATCGCGAAAGAACATGGCCTTCACAAATTTACCAGCGACGAAAATGGTGCTACATCTCTTGACGCGCGCCATGTGTGGGAGTCTCTCGATAAAGAGTTTGATGTTGAGCACCACAATCCTACGGGAGAAAAGGACTTTTTAGGCCCTCAGTACAGTATCGATCTTGACAAAATCCCAATAGAGAAACTTGCGCCTCGAGCTCTGCGTCCGGGCCCTGTGCCTGACGACATGTTGGTCGCCTCGAAACGTCACATGCCCGGTCACATACTGGAGCGCGACGAAGAGGGCAATCTCACTAGTCATTCTACTCCGCTGCGTCCAATAGGCGCGGAAGATCTACCGGGTGACAACTCTCGGTTCAACAGTCAGCTAACACCCAAGCAGCGTGATCAGTATCTCGCCGGCCTCGATTATGCAATCAACCGCATGACCGAAGAAGACAAATCAATGGCCAAGATGCTGCGTCAGCTTTATGACAACTCATTCCAAAAGGCCTATGAGAACGGTTTGATCCATCAATGGGTGGAAGCCTATCATCCCCAGGCCTGGGCTGGCGAAGACAACAGCATGTGGAACAAGGTGTTTGGGAAGGCTCCTGAAAAGGTTACCAACCAGGCGCTCAATCGTCTGCGCTATGACGCTGACGCTGGACACTTCTCCACGAACATCAATCAAGCCAAGTATCGCGTCTACAACACAGAGTTCGAGGGCGTGATGGCGGGCGAAGTTTTCAAACACGACGATTTGGCGAAGCACGCCTACGACCACATGGTCGGAATCGATCGTGCGATCGCCGGACGGAAGTTCTTGGAAGCCCTGCGCACCAAGGGTGCGAAGGGACCGGACGGGCGGCCAGCCGCTGTCCTTGCCGGAACCGCGCGCGTCATGGGTGCTGAGACCAATAACCCCGCGGTAGCTCTTGACCCTAAGTCCGTGAAAACAATCAACATATCTCCCGAGATCGTGGAGAAGATGCGAGAGGGTATCAACCCGAAGACGGGCACCAACGACTTACAGGACGGACTTAACAAGGGCATCATCTACAAGCTGCCCTGGACCATTGAGAACGAGGAAGGCGAGAAGATCCCAGCATACGCGTATTCGTCTGACGGCTACGTGAAGATTGACAGTCAGCACACGCGCGCCTGGGGCTACGCGGGCCAGGACACGGCCGGCAATCCCGCAATCATGCGAGGCGATCTACTGGTCCACCCAGACTACGAGAAGTTTGTTCGGCAAGTGATTGACGCCGATCGAAGCGTCGTGCGCAATAGTCCCACACTTTCTGCTGCCAACAGAGCGGCCGGCGAGGCAAAAGGCCTTCTGTTGTCTATCTCTCCGTTCCACCTCGTGCAGGAATCTTTGCGCGCGATGATGGTCGGTATCAATCCTTTAGATAAATCACATCTGGATATTAATGACCCCGCGATCAGTGAATCTTTGCGTCGCGGTGTTCGGCAAGGCTTGATTCGCAACGACTACAAAGCCCAGGACAAATTCTCCACAGGTATGGCCAGTCACTCCAGTATCATTAATGCGATCCCAGGCCTCAAACAATTCCAAGGAAAGTTACAGAGTTTCCTTTTCAACGATTACATCCCCAGTCTTAAGGACCGGGCATATCTAAAAATATTCGACGATATGCGTAACGACCATCCGCATCTTACCGCGGACGAAGCGGCATCTCGAGCGGCTGATACCGTCAATGACGTGTTCGGTGGACAGAACTGGCGCAAGCTTGGCTGGTCTGCGTCACAGCAAGACTTCGCGCGCATGATAGCCCTGGCACCTGATTGGCTACTATCCGAAATGAGAATGGGTGCTCGAGCACTTGGATTAATGGACAAAGAGACAGGTGCATATTCCCGAAAGATTATGGTCAAGCAACTGGCTGCGATCTGGCTAGGTGCTCGCGTAATCAATATGCTCACCAGCGGACAGATGCACAACGAAGCTCCGTTCGGCGTTGCTTCTAAGGACGAGAAGGGTAACGAAAAAATCTACAGCATTCGTACATTGCCTACGGACCTTATCCATGCTATGAGTTCTCCTCGAGAATTTCTCTTTGGTCGTGTTAATCCATTGACAGTTCGTCCTGTGGTGGAAGGTCTCACTGGACGCGACCCGATGGGACGACGTGCTCCGTTCGATCAACAGGCTTCGGATCTTGTTCGAAACATCATTCCTATTGTGGGCCAAGGGATTATTAAGGGCGGCGATGTTAGCGCGTTCGATCAAGTCTACAAAGGTATGGGTGCAACCGTTCGTCGTTACAAAACAGAAGCGGAGAAACTCGCTGAGCAATATGCCTCCGATCGAATGCCGACCGGACCCGTGGACCCGGAACATCTTAAGGCCCACCAGCAAGATATCCGTCTTGAAGACGCATACCGCGCCGGAAAGATTGGCAAGGGCGAGATCATGCAGCATGTTTCAAAGCGCCGCGCCGATGAGATCATTCGTCGCGCCCCCCTGTCTCCGCTGCAAGCGCGCTTCGATCGACTCCCATTATCCGAAGCGATCAACGTCTGGGATGCTGCGGGAAAATCCGAGAAGGATCAGTTGTCGAATATGTTGTGGAAAAAGCGTGTTGAATATATGAAACAACATACCGCGGCTCAACGCGCGGATGATCCGACGTGGCGCAAATTGCAAAGTGTCTACGGCGATTTGAGGTAACATAGGGAGCCATTATGGATTCCATGGTGTGTCCTGTTTGTCGTAAACTTATCTGGAAGCAAAAACATGAGGACCAGTTTTTGTGCTCGTGTGGTTGGAAGTCTAATCTCTTTAAAGTTGAAGGAATAAAATATGACTCTCTGCGAATGTGGCTGCGGTGCCGAGACGAAGCTAGCGAGCACCACTAAAAATGGATTGGTACATGGAATCGATCGTGTCGACAACACAAAAGGATATACGATTGAAAATTCTCGTCCGTGTTGTTTTCGTTGCAATCAAGCAAAAAGTTCAATGACTGAACAAGAGTTCTTTGACTGGATTAAAGCAGTCTACGAGGTGCACCGTGACTCCTTCTGACTATCTCATTTCCGCACTCGGGACGCTTATGTGGAATGAATCCCACGACGACGTAATACTCGGCATGACCGTGGCCGGCCTGATCGTGCGTAACCGCGTACTTGCCGGTTGGGAAGACGGACAGTGGCTTAGGCTGATCGAGAAACACGACAGCTACAACATGCCGGACGACGGAACGCCTCCACGAATCACGAAATTGGGAGACCCCCATCACGATCCACTTTTCCGCCGCTGCCTCGCGATCGCCGAGAACATTTATAATGGTCGCGAACGAGACATCACTGACGTAGGCAAAGGCGGTGTCGGCGGCGCTCTGTGGTACTGCAAACTCAATGAATGCTCAGAGAAGTTTCGGGAGACGATCGTACGCCACCTGGACCAGCACCCGATGATCGCGACAGTAGGACGTATCAGTTGTTTTAGATAAGGAGAGCACATCATGATCGGTATCGCGATTGCTCTGCTTGTCATCGACTTGCTGGTGCTCATAGTAGTTTTAGATTTCTTGAAACATCCAGTACCAAAAGACAAAGATTGAGAGGATGAAATGATTGAACGTAAAGTTGTTGAACAAAAACCCAGAGTAAAGAGAATTTATTATTACTGGGGTCTCACGTGGCCGACCCTCATCATCGGCGCTATCACAGTTATGTCAATTGCTGTAGGCAGCGCGTGGATCATCAAACTGCTGGTTGCTGCTGCAGCGAACGACCCGAATTTTTAAGGAGACGTCTCATGTGTGACCGAAACGAAACAGATAAGCTATCCTCAGGCCCGAAGTACACGAAGGCTCAGGTAGATTACAAGAAGTCCGATGAGCCTTGCAAGCACCGTTGCGGCATCTGCGTCTATCATCTACACGTCCCGGGGACGGAAAATATGGAGTGCGGAATTGTTGCCGGCCCAATTGAAGATGCCTATGGCTGCAAGCTGTTCGACGTGGATCTTATTGAGGCTGCTCTTTATCCGGAGCCGAAGCCGCACGATCGCTAGTGCTCCCTGTATCCATCAATCAACTGCTCCCGAAAAGCCCCTTGTAAATCCAACTGCAACATGCACGATCGCCACAGCTTGCCGTGTTTAGCAGGTTCTTGAAGCCACGTCTTGATGTGACAGTCTTCGTGAAGAATCATCAGTCGGGCCACTCGGGCGCCGCCGGTGTATGATTCATTTAGAGCAATGTGAAATCGTCTGTCGGGAAGTCTTTGTGTAGACGCCATGTCATTGAAATCGTACTCACCGTAGTCAACCACGGTGTCCTTGGGTAGTGAATTAGCAAAGTATTCTTCGTTGAATTCCTCGTACGTTTGCTGGAGCTGCGATACGGATAATGCGCCTGTTGTCGGGATAGGGGCTCCGCATAGTTGCACCCAGTAGGAACACAGAACAACCAGCCCCACCGCAATCAAAACTCTCCAGCAAGTCCTCATTTCTGTATATCCGTTTCCGTAGCTTGTGCTTCCAATTCAGCGATTCGAATGAGTGCTTCGTCATATTTCCGAAGCAAAGCGTGCGCGTTTTCGCAGCTTGGGTAAATATGGGATGCACACTCAATGCGTATCAGTCGAATGCGCTCTGTATCCGAAAGAACGACACCGTCTTTCGCTGCCATTTGTCCTGCCTTGACTGACGCTTTCGCGGTCTTGCTTATGCTTGCCATGTCTTCTCCTTATTTCTTCTTCCCGTCATCCAACATCAATTGTGCCATCTTCATGGCACGATCCTTCGCTTGCTCACCAAAGAATGTTATCTCACATCCTTGCGGCGGCACCACGCTCCACATCTGGAATTCGTATTCCGGTCTCTCTCCAACTGCGATGCCCTCAAACCACAGCACCGGAGCTCTAAGGTTTTCGAGACGCGGGTTCCTGTTGCCGCGCGCCACTCCCTCCAAAAGGATCGCTGTCTTGTTGATGGCTGATCCCATGTTCTTGCGCCACTCTTCCCAATCAATGGGGGTCCACGGCGGCTTGGAATTGATAGGCTCTCCACCTGTACGATATGTTCCCGGTTCATCACCAACAGACCGCCACGCCTTGCAATCTCGGCATCGAGTAATACCCGTCAAAGTATCGAATGTTAGATTGCCCGACTTACATTTAGGACACAAGGATCCCCCGGATGGCTTAATATTAGTGGACACAAGCTGTTCTTTGGCTGCGCGTAGGTCCGCGACGGACAGAGTGGTAGGACCCTGAGCTGGATAAAGTTCTTGCCAACGTTTCAAAATCTCTTTAGCTTTTTCTTCCTGTGTTGTCATCGAATCACCCATACTGGAACGGACTTCATTCCTTTCGCCGACAGATGCTTTAAGAATCCCTGGGCCACAGAATCAACTGTTTCACTCATTTTGTTCCTCCGTCGACGATCTCTTTAAGTTCACGCTCTCGCTGGTCGCGTAAATTGATAGCCTCAGTCAACCGATCCCCAGCTGTCTTAAGCCCCTCCGCAACCTTGGTGTAGCTCGCCAGCTTGAGGGCATAGTCCCGTGCCGCGTCGGCATATGCTGAGGCTGCCCGCATCACCTGGGATGCATGAGAATCATCAACTGGCAGTGTTTCGAAGCCGGCGATCTTCACATAATCTATCTCGGGATCTATGCTCGCTTCTGCGTGTCCCATGTCTGTTTTGGGTGCGGGTTCGGACTTGATCCCAATATCGGCTGCAGCATTGATGGCTTCCTGGCGCGCCTTGGCTGCCAGCAGATCTTCCATCTCTTTGTCATACACGCCCTGCGCCTTGCGTAGTTCGGTCGCTTCTTCACGAACGGCCGGCGCGTCCATCATTTCAATGTCGGCGGGAGCGGCGTTGGTGATCGAGGGCGGTGCCAACGCGGGCGCTGGGGGCCCCGCTTTTCCAGCCAGCAGCACAACGGGCCGCGGTTTCGGCGGCGTCACCAGCTCCGTCAACAGCTTCGATCGACACTTCGGGTGTGGACACCGCGTGATTCCATGTTCGATACAACGTTCGTTTTCCATCATCTTCTCCTTACGTTGATATCCCAAGATCTACTATAACAAATTTCCCGTGTTTGTCAAGCCCAAAATTATCCGCTCCATAATCGGAGTTTTCGTCGTTCAGTTTAAAAAATCTACACAAGCGTCGTCTCAAGTCCATAACTTTCCGGTTTCGGGATTTATCGGTCTTGGTATTATAGGCTGCCATCCAATCGGTGTTGTATTTCTCCATCACAATCACCCCATTTTCACGGTTCTGGTAGTAGATTTTTGGCAGATGATTTCGAAGTGGACTTTTTGATGCGCGAATCTTTTCAAATCCGTCCATCTCTCGCTGTGCGTGACCGAGACTACTGTCTTCGGAATCGCGATATGGGATATTTCCGTCGGGAAACGGAAACTTGATCACGGCGTTGTATCCCTTCAACCAATAGACTTCCCGATAGACTCCATCGCCCAAAAACTCATAATGAATTCCCATCTGTTTCAGATCCCGCGGATCGATTGGCGTACATTCTTGCAAGAGCGTCAACAGCTTGGCGTGTCGAGTGGCATTCATTTGTAAGTCTCCTTTCGCCTTTTAACTGCCCATTAAAAGGCGTTTCAAAACCGCCTCCAGCCTGATGTATGTTCATTCATCTTTTTTCTCCTTCTTAATTTCCGGCAACTCGAATCCCAGGCCGGCCCGGACGGCCCATTGCTTCCGAAGCTCTTTGTTTTCGGCCAACTTGCTGTACCGATCGGTGATGCCGCCTCCAGCGTGGCCTGCCCAGTATCGAACAATGTCTTCCGGCGTCCCTAGCTCGCGGAGCCGCGTGATGCGGTAACGTCGAAAGGTATGGAAGCCACAAATACCCAGGGACTTAAGATGGGCCCGCATAGTTCCCTCGCACAGAAACTTTCCATCCTTGTTAAATATAGGCTCGCCTGCCACAGTGGTTGTAGCACACGACAGAAGGGCGTTCAATCGAGGGTCCAGGTCGACTTCTCGAATACCGGCATCGGTTTTAGGGGTCCCTTCCTGCTTGTACCAGAGCTTTGTCCGGACACGCACCACAGCGTTTTCGGGGTCCAGGCAGGTATGCGTGCCATCATCTCCCCATCGTACGGCTAGGGCCTCCCCAATACGAAGGCCAGTACCTGCCAGGAAGGCATAGAATACGCCGTGCTCAGACCGCAGGGCAGCTCTAAGCTGCTCCTGGGTGAGCGTAGGAGCCTTCTGGGGCCCGATATCTGGAAGATCGAGGAAGGCGTTGTTCCAGATTCGAGGATACAACAGGTCCCCTTCCGGCGTGACTGCGGAGGCTACTATCGACTTCACAACGGTAACGATCTGCTGGATTGTGGCCGGAGACTTGCGCAACACAGTCAACTTGTGGATGAAGGCTTTGAGAGCGCCGTTGCTAAACGTCTCCAGATCCTGCTGACCGATCGATGGAAGGATCCAACTGTTGATCGCATTCCGATACGCCGATAGCGTCGCCGGTTTTACCGGGTGCCGCTTGCGCGTTTGGATCCGCTCAAAAAAGATTGGCGCCTGCTCCACGAACTTCATTTTCCAACCTGCCTTTCAGCAACCTCATCCACAAACAAGATAACGATAGCACAAACCGCGGCGACTGTCAAGATACCCAAAATCATTTACCCTCCAAAAATTTGTGAGGACCGGGTCTAACCAAGTTGTGCGTTGCCCAACGCACACCCGGCCCTCTTAAGTGGGCTAGACATTCACTTGGCATCCTTCTCCAAAAACGTGTTGCTCACGATCTTGAGTTGCACGCGACCCAGGTTGTGGGCCTCACGCTCCGGCACAGCCTTGATCACGATGCCTTCACGCATGTGTTTGGTGCCTTCAACATGCGAGGGGCCGTCGGCCAGCGCCTTTAACTTCTCGAAGTCGAAAGGTCCATCATAAAGCATAGCGGGACTGTGAGTAAAGATCTTTTCCCAACCCCACTCCGGGCCCCACACTTCGGCCCATTTACCATCGGGCGTCCGAATGTCGAACGGGAAGAATTGCACCTTGTTCGACCCGTACTCGAATCCTTTCTGGGTTGGCGTCACTTCGCCATAGAGAGCATAGCCTGGGTGCTTCTTGCACCACTCTTCAATCCATGAATTGTCCTTAAGCGCACGGCGCCAGGTGCAGTTGGAGTTGAGTGCCTTCCAAAGCTGACGGCTGCCGGCGTACATGTGGCCCCAACCGAAGAAGCCCTTACTGTAGGAATAGCGGGCGTTGCTGCCATGAATCTTCTCGCTGGCGTAAACCTGCTCACCTTCCTCAAAGACGTGCATATACTTCTTGAGCGCTTCCACGTCGTAGACTGGCAGGGCTGGACCGCCCTCGCGGCGTTCGCCGTGCGCCCACCGTTTAATGAAGTTGACCCATCCGCGGAACGTGCGGGGAATCTTCGGGCCGCGTACCGCGCCTTCGTTGGTGCCCGTGGCAACCTGATCTTCGGGCGGGTCGTAGTGCGTGATGCCCAGGAACTCGGCAACATCATCTCCCTCTTTTACCCGCATGTTTTCGTGGTCTGATTTTGTGACCAACCACACGCTTTCGTCCTTCATATCATAGCATTCTATTGGCATGAGTAGGCCTTCACTCCACTCGCCGCGGAGTCGCTTGGCTGCGATACGGCGCCGCTTTATAGGCACTGGCCCCTCAACCGCGCCTTTCCATAGGAAATCGTACTCCGGCCGATCAGGCACAACGCTGTCCGGCGGAATGTAGTATCCTAGGTCGCCCACCTTGAATTGGCCTTTGCCCACGACTGCCTGGTAGCCTTCGATCGGGATGATCTCTAGTTTGTCAGCATTCGGGTGGACCCGAACTTCCTTGATGCGTACAATGTCAACTCTGTGTGTTGCGGTGCTCACTGATCTTCCTCCTTCGGGAGTTCTACCGAAACAAATTGAAACAATCCGTGCGGATCAGCCCCGTCTTCAACGATGACTTCTTCGACCTGTTTGAACATTGACGAGGGGCAAATATGAAAATTGTAGTAATATTTCTTGTTCTCCCAAAACTCCTGGAGGGTCTCAGATCGGACTCCGCTTTCCCTGGACTGATAAAACAGCACGTCAGGACTTGGGTACATCCAATCATTCACCTTAAGCGTGATTGGTGGTTCGGTAGTGGATTGAAGAGTGACAACTACTCGCTGCTTCTTTTCTTTCAGCACTTCGATCTCGTAGGATGGAGCCAGGGTGGTCGCGCGGCGTGACAGTTTGAAGTAGGCGCCGCAGTGATCACAATCCGCAATTGTCGAACGGCCGGCCTCGAGATAATCAATGCAATGCCCGGGCTCTTTGCAGACCGGGCAGACGAGATGAATTTTGGTGATGGTGCTAGCTTTCACCTTTTGTTGCTCCTCTCTACTACCTTACTCGCAATGATGACAGATGTCAAGAGAACAAGTCCAAACGCGCATGCTTCAAATGCTAGCACTTTTTCCCTCCGGTTCGTCTAACGCTTTGTCAATTACTTCCTGCTTCTGGATGATGAGCTGGGCCATGCGCTCGTCAAGAGATCCTTCAAGGACCAGATGCTGAATCAGCACGGAGTCAACTTGACCGATGCGATGTGCTCTGTCCTCGCATTGCGAAACATTGCCGGGTACCCAATCTAACTCCGCGAAGATCACAGTACTTGATGCAGTTAGTGTTAGACCGACGCCAGCCGCTTTTATGCTACCAACGAAGACTCGACAATTGGGGTCATTCTGGAAACGATCGACTGCTTCTTGGCGATCTTCGTTTTTCGTTTCTCCAGTGATGACCACAACTGAAGCAAACTTTTTGCAAATTGCAGTTGTTGTTCTTTTGTGGTGTTGCTCTTCATCAAGTTCGCTCGCCAACTGATCACCCAAATGTTGTCTGGAGTATACCCTTTCGTTGGATCCTGTCTGTCTAGTGATGGATTCGCTGGGTGTGTTCTTCCTCCTGCCTTCAGAGGTATTCCCAGTAATGGACAGTACTTGGGAATCGTGATGTCCTGGGGTTGAATCGTGAATTCCGTTCCGTTCTTTAGAGAACGTACCCGAGCATTGATCCATAGCCGATACATCGGTGTTCTGGCTAGTCCGTGTTTTCGAGGGCGACATTTCATGCGCCCCATCGTTTTGTTTGATAGAGCCACTATCTGGGTTCTGCCGCACTGACATCGGCACTCCCATTGAACTACTCCTGCAAGTGAATTTGATCCGCGTCTTAAAATTGTCCATCTGCCGTGTTTCTTTCCTGTTAAGTCTTTGAAGGGTGGCATCGAGTCTCTCCGCTAATTGTGTAGCTACTTCTCTGTGGTGACAAAAAATAATGATCTTGCTTGTTTCTTCTAAAATATTTTCAACGTGGTTTATTACAAACGGTATCTTTGCTATTGCTACTTGCTTACGAATTTTGGACATCTCCGCAAACGCCGGCGTTTCAAAATTAGTTTCAGCAAGAGCCTCCTTATACTGCTCATAGGTCTGCTTTTCTTTTTCAAGAATTTCATCTAAGCCCTTGGACTCAAGCACCAGAACCTGACGCCTCTTTGAGGGCAGTTCCTTGAGCACGTCTTTCTTGAGCCGGCGCACCATGAATAAAGCGCGCAGCCTAAGTTGCAGGTCATCTAGGTTGGATGCACCTTTAAAATCCCACCCAAAACCATTGTGATGAGCTGCACAATATTTCATTCCGAAAGCTCGTTTGTCTTTTTCAAACTTCGGAGCCAAAGCCTTAATGATGGGCCAGAGTTCGATCGGACGATTGAGGATTGGTGTCCCGGTAAGGAACAGTCGGCGCTTCGCAGGAATGGGATCGAGTTGCTCGCACTTAATGATTGAACCATCGGGCTTCTCTTTGTTGACCGCGCGCTTTCGACCGAATATCTCCTGGGCCCGGGTCGTTGAGGGATTCTTTACATAGTGGACCTCATCAACAATCATCACTGACCACTCGTGCTGCCGAAGTTCTTTCTGCCACTTAGGAAGTAATTCATAATTCAAAATGACCACCGAAGTGTCAGGAAACTTTTTAGTGTCTGGCTTGATAATTTCAACTTCAAGCCCTTTAATGTCCCACTTCATCCATTCGTTCCTCCAGTTAAGCTTGAGAGTCGCAGGACAAATAATAAGAATCGTTCGAGCACAAGGATCGGCATTGACAACCCCCACTGCTTCTATACTTTTCCCAAGCCCCATTTCATCTCCGAACAACGTGTCCTTGTGGTTAATGGCATACGCTATCCCGGCGCGTTGGAACGGGAGAAACTCACAGCCTGGAGGACACGGAATCTTGATCTCTGCGTCCGTCGCCCTCGATGCCTCTATGGCTTTTTGTGCAATACTCGCGGCTTCTTGGTAGTGCTTGTACGCTTCCGACGAGATGGTACACTGTAGAAGTCCCCGAAGACCGGACAGACGTGCGCCGGCGACAAGATACCATGCTTTCTTTTCCCGGTCCCACCAGAAGCCGTGTTGTTTGAGTATTTCGCGCGCAGCATAAGTATCCTCACCTTCCATCTCGAATCGTTCGTTACGCCAAATAATTCTCATTGACAATCCCGCCATAGGGTTCGAATAAGCTGTGTCTGCTTCTCGATCGTCTCCCGCTGCTTCACGCAGACAATCGTAAGCACGAGAGCTAGGATCGCCCACATAATGCCGATGTATTTACGGTTCATCCTTTCGCCTCAATCTTGATTCCCGCTGCCGTTAAAACCTTCGTGGAGTATTCATCCGTCGGATTGCCAAAGCCGTTGTATGCGTGAAGGCCTTCGATTAAACCATATCGCCTAATGTATGTCGAAAGTATGCTGGCACCGATCTCGAGATTACGTTGCGGGTCTTTGAGCTCCGCGCGAGTGTAGCGGTGATATTTTGGGTTGACTTGCGTAAGCCCAACTGAGTAGCGATCGGAGACCGCGTTCGGGTTGCATGACGACTCGACAAAAACAACCGCTGCAAGTAAACGAGCAGGGAGATTGTACTCAACAGCAATTCTTCCCGTTGCTTCCGCGTAAGTCGGGCGGCAGCCAAGCTGTCGATAAACGAGTCTCGCGATTTTAATACTGCGCTGTATCTGCTTTCTTTTTTGGTCATGCTTGAATCCTTCCTTGATATCCTTCTCAGCTAAGATCCGCACTGAGATAGGTTTTGGCGCGTCGGGTTCTCCATAACGTACTATGGAACCGGCCAGGGCTGATAGAATCATCAGCAAGGATGCTGCTACGATGGTCGTTTTCATTAGTACCTCCACGGAAGCCCTGCTCCAGGCTTCCATTGAGAAACTACTGAATCAGCTTTTCCCGAACACCCAACGAATGGTTGCTTCGACGTCCTCATTAGGAACACCGTGGGCCTCGACCAGATGATGAACCCACATTCGAACCATTCGTAGCTTCACCATGGCGCAGCACTTGTCGCAATGTACAAGCGCCTTGTATGGCTTGGGTGCATCCTTCTTTCGCGTAGCGGCCAGCCCGATGGCTTCCGCAGCTAAGACGATTGCACCGATGACGGCAATTTTTCTCCACTCGAGTTTCATTGTACCTGACTGTTCTCCGCAACGGGAACAACGGCCAGTATCTTAGCCTCATAAAGCGCATCAAGCAAAGCGCCGGTTGCGTCTTCGTTAGGATTTTCCGAATGAGTTGTCATGTACTTCGCAAAGATGATAACCGCATTCCCTGTGGTGGTTTCTTTAACGATTATCAAACCATAAAATTTTCCTTTGATTCGGAAAATTGTGCCTTGGCTGACCAGATCGAAAAAGCCGGAAACGTAACCGATGCAATAACCGTTCTCGGTTGTCAAAGTCCCTTTGGCGTGATTCTCTTCGGCAGTCTTGCAGTACGATTGCAATTCACCGGCTGTGGTGGCTGCACTCGCTGGCTTGGCTGCCGTGAACAACGTCGCTAGAGCTAAGACTAAAACTGCAAACATCACTTTCATGAAGCCTCTCTTTCAAATTTAGAATACCAAACTACAGGGCCTGTGTCAAGCTTTATTTATGGCACGGACAGTTGAGTAGCGTTTCATGCTAGTCCCTCTTTGAATGTTCGGTCGATGCCGTCGCGATATGGCTTCTCTTGCACATTGCCGGCCCAGCCTTGCTCCTTGGACTCCGAGTCTTCAACGAAGACGCCGTCAATCCTGCCAAGCTGAGGCGGAAACAGCCGCTCAATCAATGTCAGTGATCTTTTACCAAACAACGTGATCATTCTTCCTCCAAAACTGGAGTGACCCCCGGGAGTCGAACCCGGTAGAACCTGAGCCACAGTCAGGCGCCGCACCGTTTGGCTTGGGCCACGCCCTGATACTACACACTTTCGGGTGGCGTGTCAAGCAAAATATCCACAATAAAATTTTCCCAGGTTCCACGTTTGGTGTCAATGATGCTTGTCACGCTGTCTTCATCCCAGGTAATCTGGACAACTGAGCCCGCTTGAACGACGGTGCCGTAATCAAAGCCTTCGTCTGGGTTTAGATCAAATTTAACACGCGTGCCCTTCGGCAGCGCTGCTAGTTCTTGCGGCGTCAAGAAAGCCTCCATCCTGCGAGCCAGTAGAAGACCAGGCCGGCCCCCAGGATGAGGCCGGCGATCTTTAGTTTTGTGTCTACAGACATGGGTAAGCCACCGACCACGTCGATTCGTAGACTGTCTTAAAACGGTAGTTGCGGGGCTTGAGACAGGTCCGTCCCGCGTAATTAGGTAGTGTAACTATTTTGGGTACGTCTGCACCCGTTTCAGGGTCGGTTTCCGTGATCTGCCGAACGCCCGAAAACTTCGTGACCTGGCGTTCCAGCGGATCATCTGACGTACGCAGCTTGTCAAACAGCTCGTCGCGCTGCGCCTTGTCTGCCATTGTCAACACTTGCATCGCCATTAGTTTGCCTCCCGGCCGTAAGTTTTCGTCTCGACATCGAACACTTGCTTACCGCGCGCTACATTGTGCTCGTGTCTCTGCTTCTGGAACTCCTCGGCCGCGTGCGGGTTCTTGCGATCGCGGTGGGGCTTGCCTTTCTTGTTGGTGGTGTCTTCTCTGCTCATTTATCCTCCGATTCACACAATGTTCGTGCCTCTGGATGAAGCAGATTCCATAACGCTACAAGCCGCCGAAACAGAGGGTGCTTGTATTTCTGCGGCGCTGGAATCTCTTCTAATTGCTTTTCAAGATCCACTATCTCTTCTTGAATTTTTGTGCTATTCATGCACCTTCCCCTTTTGGTACAATCGTGTTTAACATTTCTGCAAACAGAGTGTGAAGGAGCTCTTCCTTGTCTTTCTTGGTGGCGTCAGAACTAAGATGCGTTGCGAAAAGAGTCCACAAGGCTTTTCGCTCGTCTTTGTTGAACTTCAAATACATCAGTTCGTTTGAAGGTTCCGTTGGGGCGGACTCTTTTTCTTTCGGGCCGCCTCTTAACAGAAAGTAAACAACGCCCACAGGCTTACCGAGAATTTCCTCACACCACTGCTTGAAGGTAGTGCAGCCCTCAATCATTTGTGGAGCGCCCCCTACTTTGCTACCCTTCGGCAGAGTTTTGAAGCGTTTTTGCATCTCTTCGATGCGAGGCCGCAACCGGCGAAAGCCTATCTGATAGGCTTCGAAGTCTACTAAGGCTTCGCTGCTGAGCGTCTCGTTACTAACGTCTTCGCGTGTTTCTTGTTTGCGAATGGCTTCCTGGTTGGCATCATCGCTAACGTTCATTATCCCTCCAGTTCTTGTTTAGTAGGTTCGGTTGGAATACGCGCGTAGCGTTGATACGTGCATTCATTCTCTTCGACCAAGCCGCGTTTCTCAATCACGAAGTTATAGGGTACAAAACGGTCGGGCTCCGCATCTACAACTTTAGGGCTTGTGTACGTGAAGTCATCGTCTTGCCTATCCAAGGCAATCAACTGCGGGCCGGTGGTGGTATCGAACGTGTTGTAATTCATCAGTTTTCCTCCTTAAGAAGTTCCAGCAGAAGATTGCGGGCTTCGCCAAGTTCTGTAAAACTTTCCTTGGTTCCGCCATTTTCAGGATGCATAGGAACAGATAGGGTTTTGTATCCGGTCTTGACGATGAGAATCTTCAAGCCTTGGATTCGTTCGGCCTTTTTCTCTTCCTTTTTTTCTTGCTCGCGCTTTTCGTTGTATCCTTTTTCTTTCTGCCGCTCAAAATCCTCGGCTGCTTTTTTCTTGCGCTCGTTCTCTTCCTTGGCCTTTTGCGCGGCCTTCTCAGCACGCTCGGCTTCCTCATCTGCCGCCTTGCGATCAGCCTCGGCTTGCTTGCGCTTTTTCTCTTCCTGTTGAGCTTTCTCGCGAGCTTCCTCGGCCTTCTTCTTGGCTGCTAACGCAGCCTTTTGGAAGACCTCGTCTTGCTTTTTCTTGGCTTCTGCCTTTGCGTGTTCGGCTTCCTGCTCCTTGCGCTTGGCTTCCTCTTCGGCCTTCTTCTGCGCCTTTTCTTGGGCTGCTTCGTGCTCGGCTAGCTTCTGGGCTTCCTCAGCCTTCTTACGGGCTTCCGCGGCCTTGCGGCGTTCCTCTTCCTGGCGAACGCGGGCCCTTTCCGCTTCCTCTTTCTCTCGGGCTTTCCGCGCATCCATAGCGCGCTTGATGTCCCGCTTCTCGATTGCCGACCGAACGTCTACGTCCAGGGGGTCTTTCTGGCGCATCGAGGCTTCCAGGCTGTTGATCGTCGTGCAGTTGGCCAAGATGGCATCCGAAAGGAAGCCTAACTCGTTTAGTTCCAAGGCGTTGAGGACGGTAAGCAGGCGGGTGGCGGCTTGTTCGCCGTCGCGCTTATTGCCCTGCAGCAAGCCAAGAAACTTAGCAAGACTTGTTGCTGTGTACGGACGGTCCTGTTCGCCGCAGGACCGTTCTGAGCCTGCAATAAAAGAAGGAGCGAATCGCAGCTTCGTGTTTGACGTGTCCTTTGAGGGGGCTGGCATTTCATCCGGTGTGATTAAACCTTTGGCGTAGGCTTGGATGGTGGCGCGGACGGATTCGATGAGGGCGCGGGGGTCGCAGGAGTAGGCATCGTCGTTTTCTGCAGCCATGATTTGAATCATCTTGGCATCAGAGAGTTTCTTGACGCGCCAATCAAACTCTTTCGTAGGTGGATAAAGGGCTTTCAGCGCTTCGAGACGATGATGACCGTAAGCAATTTCCAACTTTCCATCAACTTCACGACCAATGATGTTCTCCCAAAAGTCCGTGTTTTCGATGGACGTTTTGAGGAACTCCACCTTTCCAGCAATCAGCGGGTACTTCTCGGTACGACGAAACGGATTTGGCTTTACGTCTTTCAGTTTGAATGTTGCCATCTTTCCTCCAGTGAATTTGTACTGCCTACAACTAAGACTGTACCACAGGCCCGAAGGGCTGTCAAGCCCTTTCTACAGACTGGCCCACTTCATATGGAACTGCTTCATAGCCTTGAGTTTAGCGGCACGAAGGTGACGACAGTGACGGCGCTTGCCTGCCTTGTTGAACAGGAAGTTTTCGCAGTCGCAAAGCCAACGCTTCATACCTTTGGTGCGTAGCCTAACAACTGTGTGACGCGAAGCCCCGTCCTGACGGATGACATTGGCATAAATTTTCACTCGGCCGTGACAATTTTGAGACTTTCGAATTCTAATTCTCATCTTTCTTCTCCTTAAGCTAACGGACTAACCCTATGCTCTACAACTTCACCCGCCGTAACCTTGTCGTCTATGATGTTTGCAATAGCCCGAAACACCTCGGCGGGGTTCTTCTCTTTCGTGTTTCTGATCACTGCGATGACGGGGGCAGTTTCGTCGTCCTTGAAGAGCGTTCCTACAAACGCAAACCCGTGCTTGGTAGCTGAATGAATCAGGGCTTCGGCCATCATCCTGAGTTCTTCCGGCATGTTGTTCACGACTTCCTCCCTGCGCAGCCGGCGCAATAGATATACCGACCTATTCTAACCTGTTCCTTGAGTGTTGTCAATGGCTTTACGCAAGCCGCGCAAACCACCGAGGGGTTGGTGTTGGTAGTTTTCATGTGGACTCCTTCGGTTGACTTTCTGTCTTTTCTTTGGCGTGCTTCTTGGCACACTTCCAGCAGGCCGCGCGCTCGATTCCCTGATCATCGTTGTACGAGTAACCGGGGTCTGGTCCTTTGCAAAAGAAACATTTATCGTCGTTGGCTTCAATCCACTTCATGATGTTCCTTTCGCTCTGTCACTGTGACGTTGAGGCCTGAGTGGGATGCGTCCCATCGTTCCTTGCGGCTTAGAGAGGCCCAGAACTGCCGGCCAGCCCTACCCACGGCGCTAGGGACACTCGTGGCCTGTACTTCTATGGTGCGGCCCGTGCCAGGACCTTGGCGCCGATCTGTGAAACTACAGCGCGCTACAAACGTCTTCATTGCATTTCCTCCTTCAAGATGCACAGGAGCATGTCCTGTTCACACAGAGTGCAGAAATTGACCGCTTCTTCCCCTTCTTCCAGAGCTGCACAGCACAGGATACACCAGGGCCCGGGGTATGTCAAGGGTGCCGATTCTTTATCCACGGGTTATCCTTTCTCTTTTTGCCTTTGCCTTATTAGCGCATCTAACATCTGATTCATTGCGCTATCAGAAAAGGCACCTCTAGCGCGGTTGTAAATCCAGCATACAACGCGGCAGTTTTTCTTTGTGTATCCGCCTTCTTGTCGAATCCGATCAAGAGAAGGACTGAATGGATTGTTTCGGTGGCCTTTGCCGCCGTTCATAACAAACACAAAGGGGATTCCTGTAACTGCGCAGGTTCCCAGCTCTAGTTGATTTTTAATCCACTCGCGCGTTAGGTTACACGATTTTCCGTGTCTTTTCGCGCGAGCCTTGGCGTTGTTAAACATGTGTTCGGCGCGCCCTTTTGTGGTACAGTAGTATTTAGCAAACTGCCTAAGTTCTACCGCTCGTTGACGTGGGGCGTCTTTACTTAGTCTGTTCCTGCGCCACTTTCTGTGATCTGCACGAGTGTATTGTTTTCGCATGTAGAATTCCTTTGGACAAACCCTGTCCGGTCTTTCTTTGCCTGACCTTTCGCTATCAAGCCGACGATAATACCTTTCCTAGAAGTCTTAAATCGCAAGTCGTTTTCGTCTCCGTCATACACTTTGCGACCTAGGAACATTTTTGGAAATGGCTTCTTATCAAAAACCACAGCCACATTGATTTTGTGACGGAGGCATTCGAGCGCATCCTCCAGGTTATCCTCTTTTAAGGAGAATGTCAAGTGATAATTTGAAAGCGTCCGCAGCCACGGTCGGGGGTGGGCCGAATAGTCATAAAATTGCACGTGCTTGAAGTGCGGATGCTGTGCCATCATGTGCGCTAGTCGGGGAAGATCACTGGTCCCGTTCAGTCGCACGCAAGGCTTTAGGTCCAGACGTTTGGCTTGACGTATTAGGGCCATGATATCATCGTGTAGTTGCATCTGAAAACTCAGAGGGTTCTGGAAGAACCACTGTGTCTTCCGGATGCGCGCTTGATTGATCTTCGGAAAGTACGCGGCTCTCCCCGCGGTGAACAGGCACGCGGCCCGACACCCCGGCGAAGAATTGGCGCAAACGTTTGCGACGCCGGACGTGTCGGCCGGTGCAAGATAGAGAATTCCTGTGAGGTATCCTTTTTTCTCGCCCTTGACCGTCTTTGCGTCAGCGCTGACGGATAGTAATTTCATTTACACACTCCTTTTGAGCTAGTGTAGCCCGACAAAGGGACTTTGTCAAGTCCCCTTGGCGCGTACACTCGCGGATTAGTCCCACCAGAGGCGCAGAGTTCTCTTGCTATCCTGGCCGGCTTCTACCGCTGTGTGTCATGATTGCTCTTTCGGCGTATGCAGGGCCAGGGCCTTACACTCATCACACTCCGGGTGAACTCGGAAGATGTAAAGTTGATTGACGTGGAGAAAGAGATGCGGCACTTCGCAGATGTACATCTCTGTGACGGGCTCGCCGGGGCGCGCCGGTATCATGTTGCAGCCGTTGTCCTGCACGACTTCCCCTGTTTCGTTGTCGATCATTTGGACGTGCTCCGTTGCCAGCGCTCAAAGGCGCGGATGTCGCGCTCTAAGCGATAGCGTTTCCAGGCAAACTTGATTGCTCGCACAAGATTACGCATTTCGGTCCTTTCTGCAAGTGATTTCGGCTTTGGCGTCCTGCGTCTTGTATAGCTGGCGCATGAACTTCGCTAGCCGTCTCGCGTGCCGCACAAGCTTTCGAATACCTCTCTGATCTTTGTGCCGCATATGGCCTCCAGGAATGTTACCCGCAGAGCCCACTAGGATGAGAGGTGGGCTCTATGCGTTCATTCCTAGATTATTTTCCGATTGCGATAAATAAATCAATCAACTGACCGTACTCTTTAATTTGTTCTGGAGTGTAGCCCTCGGCGCGTCCGATTGCTTCGTAGTGCTTTTTCCAGTCTTCGAAAGTTTTTTCGTAACATCCAATTTGAATGTAACCTTTACGAGAGTTTGTCAAAGCGTGTTTTGAGCCTTGGATATAGAGTGGAGAAGTTTCCCACGCGTCGCCGAATACCCGCGCTTTGCCGGACACCCGCGCGTTGCCGGACACCCGCGCGTTGCCGTACACCCGCGCGTTGCCGTACACCCACGCGTTGCCGTACACCCGCGCGTTGCCGTACACCCACGCGTTGCCGAACATCCGCGCGTCGCCGGACACCCGCGCGTTGCCGTACACCCGCGCGTTGCCGAACATCCGCGCGTTGCCGGACATCTGCGCGTCGTCGGACACCCGCGCGTTGCCGTACACCCGCGCGTTGCCGAACATCCGCGCGTTGCCGGACATCTGCGCGTCGCCGTACACCCGCGCGTTGCCGGACACCCGCGCGTTGCCGTACACCCGCGCGTTGCCATACACCTGCGCATTTTCTTCGATAAAGACCGTCGTTTTAACTTCAGCGGTATCTTGAACCAACCCGCCACCATTTGAATGATTATGCCAACCTTTCGGTGCTTCTTTCATAGATTTACCTTCCTGGGAGTGTATCCCGCAGACCCTACCAGAGCAGGGTCTACGCGCACACTCACATTTGCGCAAGCTGTACGCTGGCATCAATCAAGCCTTGAACAGTGGCCTCTAACCGGGCGATCAGGGATGTGACCGCATCGTTAGACTTTGCCCTCTCCAATGGCTTCATCTCGCGGCGCACCGCGTTGCCTAGTGTAGTGCCATAATAGTTTTCCAACATCTGGACTAGCGTGTTTGGAAAACCACAGTTCGAACACGGACACTTGACAGCAATGCGCGCTATGTTGCAATTGGTCACAATGGTATCTGTGCCACATTTCCCACATCTGAGTGTTGCATTCATGCTGTTGCCTCCTTAAGTTCTTCTGTTTGTTCCTGCTTGACTGCCCGAACGTGGGCACTAGCGAAACACTTGTTTAGGATGTTGGGACGCACAACCCTTCGTTGCCCCAGTCATTCGTATAGCCGTCTGGGACTTGGATTTTGAGAGTGTTTCCCCTTGGGTCGCCTTGGAAAATGGGTTTGCAGCCTATGGTTTCGCAGAGTTTCTCCACGCGTTCGACGATGCGTGCTTCTTTCTCTTCGTCTTTCTTCGCGGCCTTCTCATCCCACTTATAATCCCAAGTCTGGTAACCGTTACACTGATTCTCCGCGATGCGTCCGAGTGTTGCGCCGTAGTGCAGTAGGCGCAATGCAACCCACTCGACCGTTTCCTCTGGCACCAGTGGCACCAGTTTCGGGGTATTGGCGGTAAAATTCGCCGGGGTGACTGCGGTGTGTTTCTTAAGTAGGCTAATGAATTCGTACCGTGCTTTTTGCGTGCATCGTTGCATATTTCCTCCGTTTATTTTGATACTCCCAGAGCAAGCTCTGGGATTCCTGACTGCATCATGCGTTTCTTGTTTTGCGTGGCGTCTTTCCTGCTTTCTGGGGTGTTCCCCACTGTGCCCACCAGAGTGAGCACTAGCGAAACACTTACTTAGGATGTTGGGACGCACAACCCTTTTTTGCCCCAGTCGTTTGTATAACCGTCTGGGACTTGGATTTTGAGAGTGTTTCCCCTTGGGTCGCCTTGGAAAATGGGTTTGCAGCCTATGGTTTCGCAGAGTTTCTCCACGCGTTCGACGATGCGTGCTTCTTTCTTGTGCAGCCGTTCCTGCTCGCGCTCCCAGCGCTCTTGCATGCGCCGGTTATATTGATACTCCCAGAGCAAGCTCTGGGATTCCTGACTGCATCATGCGTTGGCATGTTGCACCTCGTGGGCATATCCTGCCCCGACAAACAGCGTGTTACGAGCCGCGTTTACGTCGCGGTCATGCAGAGTTCCACACTCTGAGCAACGCCATTGCCTTACCGCAAGCCCGCCCCATCCTGCGGGACCAGAACGGCTCCCACATACAGAACAGGTCATGGTGGAAAACTTGGAATCAGGTTCGTCGTATTCCGTACCGCCTGCACGGCTCTTGTACGAAAGCATCTGACGCAACTGATAATGGGAAGACGATGAAACTGACTTCCCAAACTTGTGTGCCACACCCCTATGGTTGTCTGCACTAAAACGAATCACTACGTTCTCTTGAACAAGACGCAACGAAAGTTTGTGATTGCGGTCTTTGACTTGGTTCGCTCTCTTCTCTTGGAGACGAGCCGCTAACACTTTGTCGTGCCCTCGTTGCGCTTGAGCCAACCGATGTTCGATGGCTTCGAGTTCCCGAGGATGGTCTACGACTTCCCCGTCCGACATCGTGAGCAACGCCTTGAATCCGGGGTCGATACCAATCTTTCCGTATCCAACACGTTTGATAGGTTCGCGGTCAGTTGCGATGAACAAGCACAGATACCAACCGCTGGCACGCCTAACGATACGACCACACTTGATTTTCCCTTCCGGCAACTCTTGTTTGTGGAAACGAACCTTCCCAAGCCCCGGCAAGCCGATGTAGTTATCCTTCGGCGGTTTGATGGGGTCTGGAAACGGGATGCTATTGAGCTTGTTTCTTTGCCCTTTGAGATGCGGACGCTTGGCAATCTTCTTGAAACAACGTGTCCACGCCAGATGCGCCTGTGAAAGAATGCCTTGCAACGTGTGCGAAGGTATCTCCAGTTTTTCGCCATGGTTTGCAAGTAAATTCTGAAAATCTTTTGCACTGAAGTATATCTTGTCCTTGGCATTGAGTTCGATTTTGCGCACAGCCCAATTCCACACGCCTGTCAAGTTGCACAGCCACCCCACAAGCAAGGCTTCCTGCTTTTTGTTGAGTCGAAGTTTGAGTTGAGCTTGGATCATAATATCGCTCGCTTACCCAGACTAAAGTCTGGGATTGTGCTCGCTAGCGGGTTCACTGTTTTACCTCTTCCCATTCATGCACTACGGTCTCTCTCTGCCGTTCCCAAAATCCGCCCGCATAGGGAACATACCGCACACTCCACCCATCGGCGCGCATGGCCTTGATTGCCTTCCCGCGTTTAGTCCTGCCCATTGCGCGCAAGTCTGGCAAGGTTGGGTCTGAATAGTGATTAATCTCTTGAGTGACCACCGAGACCACGCGAAACAAACGTGCACACTCGGATGCGGGAATTGAATCTGTTACCTCTGGAAACTGCCAACTGGGTTGCCCAGCGTTATCGGCAGGTTGGAATACTTGCGGCATGTGACTGCCCATATCGTGAGACTGTCGGACCACGATACCGCGAGTGAACCAGTTACTCACTATCGTTTCGGCTTGCTCTGGTTTGCAATAGATTGTATATCTGGGTTCCCACCCTATCGGCGCCGCGATTGTCTCGCAAGGGAGAGTGACTATCTCAAGTTTTTCCCCCGCGTTATCATGCTGGAGTACCGCAGTTCCGTCTGAATTGACGCGCAAGACTTCAAACCACGCCCACACGTGCAAGTTGCGCGAAGTGTAATCCTGCCACTCGCGCAATTTGACTTTTGCTCCTACTTTCGGAATATACTTTCTAAGTATGAGTGTCATTATCGTTAGCCTCATTGCTTTCTAAGTCTCTACAGAGTGACTCGCGCGCCACACTCTCTCAGGATGTGGCGCATGTGGCGCTCTGTGCTCTGTGCTCTGTGATGTAGTAGGGAAAGGGGTTTCGTCTCTGGGAGACCCGCACTAACTCCGTGGCCGCGGTTTAGGCTCAAACTTGGCTGCGATTCGGCACAGACACAGACTCCAGCCAATCACCAGACCTGCAAAGACTCCAAGAGCATATATCACAGCGACCTCCACGCCTTGCGTGTGTGGCAACAAAGAAGACAACGCCACCAGCAAGAATATTCGTGTTCGTGTTGCGTTTCCTTTTGACAAAAGTCACAGAACAGCCACCACAATGGGATCATGATGTACTCCTACGCTGTCAGAACTGGGTCGTGGACAATAGAAATATCTTTTGGTTGCGGATTGTCCAACGGAATGATGATGCAATCCGCCGGCTTAGGGTTTGGAAGTGGTTCATAGCCTGGGAATACCGTGAAGGTAGGCTGCGGCCACAGTGTCACAGCAAAGAACACAAGCGTAATCATGCGTTGCCTCCGTTGACGATTCGATCAAATCTTGCGCGCGATGGAGGCCACGCAAGAATGCGCAGGACAGCAAGGCCAGCGCCACGGACAAACAGCAAGCGGAAGCCCATGCACAACAGCAGCCACGTATACATGGTGTTCTCCAAAGATCTTTGGGCATTATCCCTAGCCAAAGGGCCACCCCCGTGACAAAGATTGTGACCAGAGCCAAAAGGCCACCCCCGTGATAAAGATTGCTGGCCAAGGGCCAACTACTGAAGCCAATACGGTGCAAAGCCACCCACCGCCAAAAAGTAAAATAGGGAAAAATGTTCCGCATATGACTTTGTCTTTGTAGGATTCTTTCGCCTTGGTTGCCCCGTTGTATGTTGGCTGCGGTGCCGGTGCAGGCAGCTTGATTTCTTTAACGGCCGTAGGTGGCGCGGAGTGGGCGTACTCTTCGGCGATACGGGCAACCAATGCCTTGACATTGTCTTTTTCCTGAACAAACTCTGGATTATGCCGCAAGTCTTCGCGGACATAGATGGAATCGTCCTGCTCTTCGAATGCACGTCGTAGGCTTTCTAGCGCTTCGTTGCGGACGGAAGCGCTGCTGGCATCTGCGTGCATGGTGAACCACAATGCATCCTTGATCGACATGGTGTTCTCCTAATTTCCCTGTGGAGCTGGGTGCCCCCTCTTTGTGGAGAAGGAACAGCAACGCCCACGCTCTCAAGGTCGCGGGCGTTACGTGCTCTCTCTCTCAAAAAGCTTGGATGTGCGCGTTTAGGAACACGTCCAACAGGAACCTACGCCACATAGGGTTGATTGTGAAGACCAGTTTGAGATAGGATGCGCGGATAGCTTGATTTGAGGGTGACATTAGGTATCCTTTCTTGTTTACTACGGGGTGTCTGCTCCGCCTACGTGTGAGTAATCATAACCAAACCAGCCAAAACAAAGACCCACAACTGCTACAACAATCAATATCGTAAACCAATGCTGCGAGAGGAAGGTGCTAGTTTCAATAGCTGTAGCACAAAATTCAGGGTAGGCTTCCTGAAAGCCTTTGGCTTGCTGTTCCTGTTTGGTAAGAGGAACGGCCGCTAATTGGGCTTCATACTCTTTGTTCAGCATGTAGTGGGCTACTTCGCGCTTACCTTGCATTCGCTGAATAGCCTTAAATGTCTCTTGTCCTTCGGGAGTGTAGAAAAGAATGGTTGACGGAAACTGTTTCATCTGTTCATCGAACTCCGCGTCTATCTTGCGGTGTTGCTGAATCCAATTTGTGCTCGTCATAATGTCTCCGAAAGTGAACATCGGCGTCCAGCCACTATTAAGAAGCTGGACGGTGTTGTTAACTTTGTTTGGGGCTCTCAATTCCGCCTACCCAAAAGTGACTGGTTATCTGACATCCAGTGTGCCGTTCCTTTGGGTGTTGAATGCGCCGTTCGCTTCGGTTAGACTGGGCTAGTCCTGCTAGCTTTGTCTCGGCGTCTTAGGCTTGTCAGTGTGGCGTGTGCTTTGTTTCGATTCCCCGATTCCACCCGACTGACTTACTTTGTCTGTTGCCAGACGCTCAAGCATAGTGCAATCGCTGTGCCAAAGTCAAGTCCTTTGTTTGTGTGTGGACCTGTCGCGGTAACAGGAAAATTCTACACACTTCTCTAAACTGCCAAGAACATTCTACATACCACGTTTTCTAATCGCTTGATTGTTGACAAGTTGACTGAATTCTATTTGAGTGTAGAATTTACACGGGGTATGTAATTGCGGCCGGTCTGTTAGTTGCTGATATCCCAAATGGGTAGTTGAATACCCAATCGCAGCAGATCTGTAAGTTGTTAATTCTTCATAGAACGGCCTTGATCTGTGAGTCCAGCCCAGTGGAGATCGTGCGTCCTGACGGCTGTGTGCGAGTCGTTTTGTGTGAAATGTCTTGTGGTGGCGTGTTCTGAGCGTGCTGGGTGCCCGCAGTGACAGGACAGGACACGCAAACATAGTATCATATGTTCATAGGTATATGGGATAGAATGTTGTCTGACGCATTTTCTGTGTTTTGTGTACTTTTTACTACACTTTTGAAAATTCGCTCACAAGTATTTTATTTTCAACAACTTGCAACGAATTTTTCTATCATTATATACAGTTTTTTCGCACAAATTGTGACGTGCGTCACATTTTATGTTAATATCCAATTATAATTATAGCGCGTGATCTTCTCGCGTCTATCTTATTGATTATATTATAGTTAGAGTCGATAGGGGACCCTAGTCACCCTGGGGGCCAGGGCCTCCGGGTTTGTGCCGCGACTACCCGGTCACCCGACAAAATTACTACAAAATAGTATTAATGCGTACTTCATAAATAATATGACCATATTTAGGCACTTAGGGGACCCTAGCCCCCCAGGGGGCACTTTATGTCCCTTAGGGTGGTCAGGAGCCCCAACTGTCGCCACCTTACAACTCCAGCTTGTCACGATCTGGACATAGATGTCTGTCTTGTACATAAATGTCCTGATATGGGAATATGTCAATCTATGAATCCACGGATCTGATTGTAATACTATGAATTGACAAGTAGATCTCCTTTGTCGTATTCCGAGATGATTTAGATCAAACCTGATCTCGCCGCCATCTCGCCATCAATCTCGCCATCGCCGGCCGCGCGGGGCGCCGCGGGAGAGCCCGGGTAGGGAGCTGGGGGCCCCCTCAAAATAGTTCTTGACATGAATCCAATTCGGTGATAATCTACTCTCGAGTTCAATGGAGGACTCACTGATGAAAGAACTAAATGAATACAATTCGGTCGTGGAAGTAATTGCTGACGCGCGTGCTGAAGGACTCATGCTTCACTGTGTCCTGTGCGACTACCACATCACTGCGTCCCGGCCGAAACCTATTTTGAAAACACTTCTTGAGACTACCGAAGAGACACTCTCAAACTTCCTTCGATCGAAAGGATCCGTTCAATTGTGGGAGATCAATCGATCCTTCCGCGGAACAGAGAATGCCGCCCCACTCCGGCGCCTGGTCGAATCCGGTAGGGTAACCGAAGAACCGAACTTGTTTCACAAAGGAAGAGGTCGAAAAGGACTACTTTACACCTGGATTGGGTGACGGACTTCTTACCCCAGAAAGATGTGGGGGAATGTGTGGTAAATATTCATTAGTATCCTATTTGGATATTTACCCCTTTCTTGCGCGGGTAAGAACTCCGTATTGAAGTTGTTGAAAATAAAGACACTTATTATATACTCCATTTTTACCCTAGGTGTGAGAGAGAGAGAGAGAGAGAGAGAGTCACGGGTATTGTAGGGATTCTTCGATCACACACAGGGTAAGAATTCGACCCCACTGCACGAAAATAGACTTTCTGTTTTGGGTTAAGTCCTTTGCTTCCAACTACTTGACTTTTCGACTTTCGCTTTTTCTTCAACCCATGGGTCGAGACTCGATATCTATAACGTTACTGATTATACACTGGGGGCTCCCAGCGCCCTTCCTGCCCGTCCATCGCGCCCGCCGCGCGCCTCTGTCGCGCCTCTGTCGCACCCCCGTAAGGGCGCTCCGCGGGTGCTCCGCGGGTGCACCGCCTGTTCACCAATTGTGGTAGTTTCAGCGTATGTTGAAACACGCTCCTTCGATGATGCACGAAACCCCTCGAATCGGGGGGTTTTGTGACACATTATGTAGTCGGGGCTCCCAGCGCCCGGGCAGCCTCGCAGGCGCGCGATCGCCATCCATCCTATATACCGGAGCCTCCAGCGGGTATATGGCGTGTCAGCGAGTTCTGTGGTCTATAGACCAGCGAATCTTAGTGTCCTTGGATCCTTGTTAGCGGTTTTGGATCATGAGGGCACAGTAGCGACACGCTGTCCTTTATTATCAATGATTTAGATCGGACGCGGAGGGCAGCGCGGAGGGAAGTGCGGTGACATTCGCTATTCGCGAATCGCGAATTACGAACGTAGGGTTTCGGCGCCCCGAAGGGGCTTCTGTCCGAAGGACCTTCGGCACAACTGAGGCCGCTCCGCTCGGGAGCCATCACTGAAAAGAAAAGGGTTGTCGCCATGCCGTAACTGGTCAGTCTTATGGAGACCGATCTCGGGAGCCTACGAAAGGCAGACTGAGACCTCAAGATCTCCCAGGAGTGGGAACCGCATCCTGACCGAACAGCGTCCGCGCGAGGATAGGGAGATGCCAAAGCGCCTCCGAAGCCTCGTGAATATAAGCAGTACCGGTACACGGGATCGGGAGAGTCGCTCCGCATTGGGACCCATCGAATGTACATCGATGACGCCCTCCGTGCCGCGATTCGCACGCGGTGGCGGGCTGATACCGCGGTGAGGGCTCTCCCACGATCCCGGCAAGGAGAAGCGATGAACACAAATGAATCAAGCATTTTCCGAATCATGTTCGGCTATCACTATATTGTTTTTCTGAATCGTGCGGCAAATGCCACGAAGGAAGAGATTGAAACGGCTTTCACACAAGCCGGTGCAATCGTCACGATTGTTTACACCGATGCTCCAGTCAAAGTTGAATAAGGATCAGGAGAAGTAATGGCAGCGAGATCATCGAGAGTCCGTAATGCAATTGAGAAGGCCGAACTGATCCTTCGTAACCATCTGGATATTCAGCGCGTCCTCAATTTGAAAGCGGCCGGCTGGAATGAGAACAACTTCCTGTGTCCTGTTCTAAATAAGGTTGACCCGCGGCTTCACATTAGCGTGTTTGATTCAGGAAAGAAGCATTACCCACGCACAAGCCAGGAGCTCAGTACCATGTTGGAGGACAAGCGATGAAGTTTTGGCAATCTGCACTTCTGTCTCTACTACTTGCCATGTGCATCGGTGGCCTGCTTCGCGTCTATGCCCCATTCGTCAGTTCGGGAGTCTGCTTTGGAATAGCGTTCGTGATCACGGCCGCTTGTTATGCTTCGGTCAAGAGAGAACCAGTTGTAGAACCACCGGAAGAAGTTGAAGACGTCGAGGAGAAGAAAGATGAGTAAAGCACCACGTATGACAAGATTTTGTAATGAGTGTTCCCAGAAGTTCTCGAGTATTAGTAATGATGCAGTGAACGACAAATAATACAGGAGATTCCGATGTCATACTATGTTTGCGAATGCGGGGAGCAGTTCGAAGAGGATCAGCAAGGCGCGCGCGAGCATATGCTCGAACAGCACCTGGACCTGATCGAATCTCGATTCGAAGAATTCTTCGACGACGCCAACGCAGATCTCGACGACGATCGCACAGACGTCGATATCTATGATGACGCGATCGACGATGTGACCGAAGAACTGCTGGACTTGTTTGAGGAAAACTGATGGCACACAAAACAAAACGCCGTCTGCATATCTCAAATAAGGAGCTTCAAAGAGCTTTCGGATTTCTCAACCACAAGTTTTTCGCGGGCCGGCTGCATCCGACGATCAGAGTTCGGTGGGCAGATCTTCGCAAGAAAAAAGCGAACGGGATGTGGAATGACTATGAGCGTGAGATAAAAATTGACCGTTGCATGATGCAGACGGGATGGAACTCTATCTACATTTTAATGCTTCATGAAATGATCCACGCCGATCTCGAAAGCGCCTCTGACTGCTATGTTGGGTACAAGGCAGACGAGGGGCACGGGACCCGCTTCCAGGGAGAGATCTGCCGGCTACTGCGCGCCGGCGCTTACGATGGCTTGCTCTAGGAGATCTCATGTTCACATTCGAACGCACCACGACTATCATGGAGTTGCTGCTATTCGTCTGGATCGTTGTTCAAGGTGAGAAGATCATCTACTACGAAAAGGGCGTTCATAAAATTCAGTCGAAGCGGGAGAAGGAACGAGCGGATTGGCGCGAGGCAAAGCGGAAGCAGGTCATCAAGAAATCCGATGCCGCGATCGCAGGCAAGGAACCGAAAGCATGATCAAGAATGTTTTGATAGCAGTCAGCCTCTTGATGACGATCGGAATCTATTACCCCGCCTTCAAGCGGATTTGGAAGCGCCAGCATACCAGGGATTTTAGCAAGATCTCAAGCTGGTTCATATTCTTGGTCCAGGTGAACAATCTGATTCTGGCGATCGCGGAGAAGGCGCCTTATCTGTCGGCCTGGTACATCGTCCAGAGTACACTCTGTGGGATTCAGTTGTATCTGATCTACCAATTTTGGGGCAGCCCTGACCCGAGGTTCAAATGAAGTTCAACATTTGCACATTGATCGATAACTGCTTTGGGCTCGAGTCCGACTACAAACTTTTGCGAAGTTTGCTCGAGAGCCTGGGCCACGAAGTTCATGGCGTGAAGATTGCTGGTATGAGTGGCGAATCTTTTGATAAAGAGATTCCGGAAGCTGACGTCAACATATTTCTCGAGCTTCTTTCTTCCTATGTGATTGGGTTGAACAAGGCAAAGCAGAACTGGTTTGTGCCCAATCAGGAATGGTATCATGCTTGCTGGGATCCTATCCTTCTGCGGATCGACAAGATTTTATGTAAGACGCACGAAGCCTTTCGTGCCTTTTCCGAAAAGGGTTTTGGTGATAGATGTCGTCACGTCGGGTGGGAGTCGAGGGATTTGTATGACCCATCTATCCCCCGCTTGCGTAAGTTTCTTCATGTTGCCGGCGGAAGTGCTTCTAAAAATACAATGCAAGTCATATACACTTTTGCAAAGTTTTTCTATAACCCCTTTCAGGGTCCGTGGAATCAGGGATACAATATACCTTTTATTCTCGTTTCATCCGATTGCGGCCATATGAATATGATTCAAGGGCGTCCGAATTGCTTATACATTGAGCGCGCCGGAGAATCTGAGTTAAAGCGTTTGATGAACGAATGCATGTTTCACATCATGCCATCCGGAGCAGAAGGGTGGGGACATGTGATTCACGAAGGTCTCGGATGTGGCGCTGTGATGATTACAACGGACTTTCCCCCGATGAATGAATACGCCGGTGTTGATCCGAAACTATTGGTTCATTCGCAGAAATGGGATCCGATGAATCAAGTGGGACGGTTTGCGTGGGTAGGCGCCATGGACGTGAAAAGTGCGATCGATAACGCGTGGCGTATGTCTCCACAGTGTATTGAGGAAATTCAGAAGGGGGCTCGAGCTGCGTTCCTGGCCCAGCGAGAATACTTCCATCAGCGTGTCCAAGAGGTGATCGCCAATGGTTGATATCACCCGCGCGCAGAGGATCGAGGGGTGGATGGAAGACCCGGACCTGTTGTGGCTGGCCGAACAGGCGTCCACACACTCGAAGATCGTGGAAGTGGGTTCGTGGTTCGGCCGCAGCACGCGGGCGATCGTCGACAACACAACCGGCGTGGTTGTGGCGGTTGACACCTGGGAAGGCAGCGACGAAGACGCGCACCGGGCGATCTTGGCGGGGAAGCCGGAGAACTGGCTGTTCGGAGAGTTTGCCAAAAACATGGAAGGCCTCCCCACGGGGCGGCTCTACGCCTTCCGCGGCCTGTCGGTGGATGCCACGAAATATTACCGCCACATGGGTGTGACTTTCGATATGGTTTTTCTGGATGCCGCGCATGACTATGAAAACGTCGCGGCAGATATCCGGGCGTGGCAGCCGCTGATCGCTCCGAGAGGAATCATAAGCGGTCACGATTATGGCTCCTGGGATGGCGTCACGCAAGCGGTTGACGAGTTGCTTCCCGATCACAAAGTCGGGGGACAGTTTATCTGGTACAAGGAACTATGATCAACGACACCCTTGTTGCGATCTTTACGTGTAAGAAGTATGCCCACCGGCTCCAGGCGCAGCAGGAGACGTGGATTCCCGAAGTGAGGGCGGCCGGCTTCCGCGTCGAGGTATTCGACGGTGAGAGGCTTGGCGTTCCAGACGGATACGAAGCCTGTGTCACGAAAGCGAAAGCCATCTATCGGTGGACGTTGGACCACGGATACAAGCATCTTTTGAAGTGCGACGACGACATGTACGTCTGGGCCCGGAATTTGCGCGCGGTCGAAGATGACTATGCTGGCATCGTCACGAAGGCGAATGAAGGCGGTTCACCGCCCCCGCCCCCAGGTGTTATTCGGTTTGACTACGCTTCTGGCGGCGCATGCTGGTTTTCGGAGCGGTCGTTGCAGATTCTTTCGCAGGCGTCCCCTTGGCTTAGTGACGTGCCCGCATTCAAAGAGACATTCTTCTCCGATCGCTGGGACGGCCAGGTGTTGGGACGGGAAGGAATTTTCGTGAAGCCCCTTCCGAATTATCTTCTCGTCGGTTCAGAAGTGACGAACGACACGATCGTGCTTACGCAGTTGGTTCCAGATCAAATAAGGGAGTGTCACAACAGATGGAAGACCTGATCATTGCAGCCGTTCACGATTACAATTGGGCTCAACTGAAACCGTTCGCTGTGTCGTTGGCTCAGACCGGATTCAAGGGTGAGAAGGTGTTGCTCATCGAGAACATCCCCGGTGACGCCCGGGAGAACCTCGCAGCGCTGGGATTCAAGCTGATCGACACGGTGTTTGAGAAGGGCGGCCCTCGACACTTCTACTACAAGAAAAGATTTGTTCCCGTGTGCGACTACCTACGCCCGCGGCTGAACAACTTTCGGTACGTGATTTGGGTTGATGCGCGGGACCTGATCTTCCAAACTGACCCGTCAGCGTGGTTGGATAATCATGCGACGGCTCCGTGCATCGTGGCGGCAAATATGGGCGGTTGGCCCATCAAGGCGGGCCCAGGTGAAGATCGAGAGGCACGGCTGTTGGGGCCAGACATTCATTCGTGGCTTCGAGAATATGCAAGTTGTTGCAGCGGCACGATTGCCGGCGACCCGATGAACATGGTGTATCTGATGTCCGCGATCGCGACGCATCCCGACCCCAATCTGTGGGATGAAACGTACTTCAACTATTTGATACGGACCAGTCCGTTGCGTGAAGTCACCACGATTCCGAAGCCAGAAGACGCCTGGACCGCGACGGTTTCGTGGATTGTGGCCGAAGAGTGGGAAGAGCCGGCCAACAAGGCGTATCGACTGGCGCAGTGTACGGACAAGCTGCCGGTGTTTGACGCGGCGTCCGGGCTCGTGCGCGCACCTGAGACAGGGGTGCCGTTTGCGATCGTTCACCAGTACGATCGGTCAGGTTTGTGGCGCGACGTTGTGGCGAACAAGTACAGGTAAAGAAAATGGATATTGACATTTCTAAAGCGCGTTTGATTCATCAAGATGAAAGATTTCCTAACCAGGTCATGTCGATACCGGAGCTCGAGTGGCTAGCCGAACACGCGCGCACTCACACGAGGATTGTTGAGGTGGGTTGTTGGATGGGGCGCAGTACGAGAGCCTTAGCTGACAACACCCCCGGGCTTGTTTACGCGGTCGACTTTTGGCCCCGGGAGCCAGAGGCATTTCAACGCTTCGGACAGAACTTAGTTGACCTTTTGAACAAGAAAGTTTTCGTGGTACACATGCCGTCTATCGACGCCGCCAACCTGTTTATAGCGGCGAAGCAAAAGGTGGACATGGTGTTCATCGACGGAAACCACGATTACGAGTACGTCTCCGAAGACATCCGACTTTGGCGTCAGGTGCTCGAACCGGGCGGCTTGTTGTGCGGGCACGATTACGCCGACCCAGGAACGGTTGACTACACGCCGTCCGTCAACCGCGCTGTTGATGAGCAGGTTCCTGACGTGCAGGTGCTTCGCGGTGTGGCGGAAGGCACGACGTACGATACGTGTCGGATTTGGTGGAAGGTGCTGTGATGAACATGCACGAATTCATTCGAGTGCGTTCGTCTCGTGACTCTTTTATGGTTGATGATTTCGGCGGCTACCAAAGCCGTCATGAGCACACGCTTTCTGTTATGCACGATGCGATCGCGAGGTATGCGTCCGAGCTCATCGGCTGGACGTTCGACTTTTACATCTACACCGGCGACAACCCGGAACGTGCGGCGCCTCTGGGCCCGGACATTCCCGTACTGGCTTACTCAACAACCGGTTGCAGTGCGGCCAACGTCAAGGCGATTCCCGATCACATTTATGGCGGGTGGCCGGAAGCGGGAATCAATTCGTACGCGGAGAGCACGGCCGCTATTGCGCAGGCGGGGCTCCCAGCGCCCACGATCGATAAGATCTTCTGGATTGGCTGCGTGGCCACACACCCATCGCGGCAAACGCTGCTGGACATCGGCGCGCAGCACCCGGACGACATGCACTTCGTCGGCATGGACTGGCACGCAACGTACACCGGCAGGAAGCAGGACACAACCAAGTTCGTGTCGCTGCCCGACCACTGCAAGTACAGCATGTTGATCGACATCCGCGGCAATGGGTACTCCGGCCGCTTGAAGATGCTGATGCACGCGAATCGGCCTGTCTTCATCGTCAAGAGTCCGTTCTCAGAGTTCTTCCATCCGGGTCTGCGCCCGTACGAGAACTACATCCCGGTGCGGGCCGACATGGCCGATCTCGCGGACCTGGTTGCGGAAGTGAAGTCGGACCCCGGCGCGATCGCGTGCCTGAGCGCAGGCGCGACGGACTTCGCGAAAAACTATCTGACGTATGATGCGGCTCTACAACGCTGGCGAGATGTCTTGGTGACCTTATGAACTATTGCGACGTTCTGATTGTTGGGGCGGGACTTGCGGGCATGGTGATGGCGGAACGGCTGGCCTTGATCGGCAAGCGCTGCATCGTGATTGACAAGCGGGCGCATATCGGCGGCAATGCGTTCGACTACATTGACCAGGGCGGTGTCCTTGTACATGCTTACGGGCCGCATCTGTTCCACACGAATTCCAAGAGGGTGGCCGACTACTTGTCGCAGTTTACGACCTTCATCCCCACAGCCTACACGGCTTCCAGCTTTACGCATCGGCGGCACTGGAGTTTTCCGGTCAACTTGAAAACGTACGAACAGTTGATCGGCCGGCCCAGCACGACGGAGGAGATGGAAGACTATCTGGCGAAGAACCGCATATCGATTCCGAACCCGAAGAATTCTGAGGAAGCGATCCTCTCTCAGGTGGGCCACGAGTTGTACGAGATGTTTTACAAGGGCTACACGAAGAAGCAGTGGGGACGCGACCCAAAGGATCTGGACGCGTCGGTTTGCGCGCGGATTCCCATCCGCACGAATCGGAACGATCTTTACTTCAACGACACCTATCAGATGATGCCAGTCGCCGGGTACACTGCGATGTTTGAGAACATGTTGCACAGTTCGCAGAACATTGAGTTCATTCCGAACATGTCGTTCTACGACTTCTCCTGGCAGTGCATATACAAGCACCTGGTGTACACAGGCCCGATCGACGAATTCTTTCTGTACGAGCACGGGCGCCTTCCGTACAGAACGCTGCGCTTCGAGCACGAGACGATCGGCCCGGAGCATCTGGTCAGGGGATTTTGGCAGCCGACGACATCGGTGGCATATCCCAACGACTTCGACTATACGCGAATCGTCGAGATCAAGCACGCGACCGGACAGAAGTGCCCCAACACCACCATCGTGCGCGAGTATCCGAAAGAGTTTGTTCCGGGCGACACGCCCTACTATCCGATTCCGAATGCGGAGGCGAAGTCAATCTACAAGATGTACGAGGCGAGAGCGGAGCAGCTTTCGAACGTAACTTTCGTGGGGCGGCTGGCCACGTACAAGTATCTCAATATGGACCAGGTCGTGGCGATGAGTCTCGCGGAGTTCGAAAGGCTGAGAGAGAAGATATGATCGAGAGATTTGTAAAGCTAGACACGATTCAAAGCTTGTGGGTAGGCGATCAGCTTTCCCCGATGGAGCAGATATGTATCAAGTCATATCTGCGTATGGGACACCCTTTTCATCTCTACACGTACGGCCCTGTCAAGGGTGTGCCTGCGGGTGCGGTTGTCAAAGATGCTAATCAAATTGCACCGAAGTGGAAGATTGAAAAGTTTCAGAACCTAGCCAACTTCTCGGACTATTTCCGTTACCTGCTTCTTTACAAGAACGGAAGCTGGTGGTCAGACCTGGACTCCTTTTGTTTGCGGCCGTTTGATTTCACGGATCCATATGTATTTGCAACTCAGTTAAGTTCTAATCCCGGTCATCCCCAGGACCTGTGTGGCGGCGTTATAAAGGCGCCGGCAGGAAGTGAGATAATGCGGTACTGTATAGAGCGGGTGGCGGAAATAGACGTCACAAAGAACGATTGGGCCGATATCGGGCCCGCCTTGATAATGGAAGCCGTTCCGCGTTTTGATCTCGGGAGATATGCGAAGTCCAAGTGGGTGTTTTGTCCGCTCGATCACTTCGATGCACCGGGCAACATATTTGGTTCCGAAAGTGGGAGCCAGTGTGTCGGAGACGCATACGCTATTCATCTGTGGAATGAAGAGGCGCGTCGTGGCGGTATAGACAAGTTCGGATCCTATCCCGGGAGTCTGTTTGATTATTTGAAGAGGTCAGTCGAATGAAAGATATCGTCCTGGTTCCAATTTATTTTCGTCCTGAGTATTTGCAGCTTTGTTTGGAGCACCTGGTGGAAGCCGAGGGCATCAACGACAAGCAAGTGTGGCTGATGCAAGATCATCATCCGGACGACGAACACGCCCACAAGATCGAAGCGGCCTGGACCCAAGAAGTTATCAACGCTTGGAAGGGAGCACTGGACCTTCACTATTTTTTGGCGCCGGTCCACTCAACGTGCGGAAACAGTCTCAACACTCTAGAGGCATATAAACGCGCATACTCTAGCGGAGCGCCGCGTGTCTATCTGGTCGAGGACGACGTTTTCGTGACGCCAGATTTCTTTGAGTGGCACGAGAACGTGCAAAACAAAGGTGATTTCTTCTGCACAGTAGGCAACAACTGTTTCTGGCACAATCGAGAGAAGATCGGGCCGGTGAGAGATCCGTCCGCGTTTTATACCGCAAGTTGGTACGGATCCTACGGTGTGTGTTGGAAGCGGGAGAACATGCCCGCGTTTCTTAGGCATGCAAGCAACACTTACTACACCAATATGCCGGGATACATTCAGGCGCAGTTTCCCAACACCCCGTTGGGATCCACGTGGACAGAGCAGGACGGACTGATTGAACGTCTTATAATTCTTTCGGGTAAGAAGGCCGCGTTTCCGTTTGTCTCGCGCGCGTACCATATGGGCTTCTATGGTTACCATCGCGATGGCCAGCGACCGAACGGATATCTGCAGCAGAAGATTGAAGGCCTACGTGAGATGATTGCTAATCCGGCGACGATCGCAAATAAGATCAACAACCCGTATGATGATTTGGAAATGTTTCCTGAGGACTCGGCTTTCCATGAATGGAACGGAGAGCTCAAGAGAACGGAGGAGTTCTGATGCATGACATCGTGATCGTTCCCACATTTGATCGTCCGGAGTTTCTGTGGCTCTGTCTAGAAAGTCTTCTGGCAGCCGAGGGAATAGAAGACAAGATCGTGATGGTTTGTGAGGATATTCATTCTGATAAGCCGAAGGGATTCACGGTCGAGATGGAGATGCTGGCAACGATTCAATACTTTGAGAAAGAATTCGGCTTTCAGTTTCACTACACTGCGCCTGTTCCCCATACGACTTACGGCAATAGCTACAATCTGTTGTCCGCTCTTGAAGAGGCGACTTTCTGCGAGAACCGGTTAGTGTATATCATCGAAGATGACGTTCTTATCACAAAAGATTTTTTCACCTGGAACGAACAGGTTTATGAGAAGTTCAGGCCGTGGGTTTCCTGTGCCGGCCGACTGAACCGTAGTCTCAATTTTGAATCAAACGGTCGATACGCGATGGACGAGACAATCAAGGATGTCAATGCGTGTACGCGGGTGAAAGGTGCATACATGTCCTGGGCCACGTGTTTCCCCAGAACATCTTTGGATCTGCTTCTCCACTCAGAGCGCATTCAGGATCAGACGTTCGGGCCAGGGGTTGAGCAAGACATTCTCATTCAGAACATGATGAGACGATACGGGCTCTCATCGCTCTGGCCTTTCGTTCCACGTGCCTATCACATGGGCTGGTACAGTTACCACCGCACCGGCGGCATCCTGCCCCAAGGAACCCTGGAGCAGAAGGTGAATGCGTTGCGTGCGGTCGTTATGAAGCAGAACAAGCTTCGAGAGGTGGCTGGCATTCAAGACATAGACGCGTTTCAAGAACACGAGGCGGCGACGGCGCTGTATCTGCGATGAAGGCACGCGCCAAGTATTTGATGGACAACTTTAAGCTGACGATCGAGAAGTGGCAGAAGATTTGGGACTATCAGAAAGGGCTCTGCGCGATCTGCGGGCATCCATTGAAGAAAGCCAACACGGATCATGATCACACGGACGGCCTGGTCCGCGGGCTCCTGTGTGCGCGTTGTAACCGCGCCCTGGGCCGCTTTGGGGACAGCGTGGTGTTGATTCTCGCGGCATTCATGTACCTCAAGAATCCGCCGGCCGAGGCTGCTCTAGGCGCGCCTCACTACGGCTATCCGGGACGGATCGGGACCAAGAAGCACCGTAAGATGTTGAGGAAAGAGAAGTTAGAAGAACAGAAACAGCATGCCGTAACCCGTCAGTCTTATGGAGACACCAAATGAGTACTTCATCTAATCCAGTAGTCCCTCCAGTGACCTTGCTACCCCATTGGGTGCACACGTACGCAGCCTTTATTAAGGCGCACGAGAAGATTTTGATTGTTGCGGCGTGCCTGTTCGCGGGGTTTCATTTCTACTCGAAAGGCATCGATTATCTGGACCGCCGTGATGCGCGGCAAGCAACCGCGGCCCAGCAAGTGGTTAACACCGATGCAGTTACGAATCAACAGCTTGTGGGTCAACTGGCCCAGCTTCGCGCGCAAGTGGCGATTGACACGGCGCAGCAAATTGCGAAGATCAAGGTGGCTCAAGCCGCTGCCGCCGCTCATCAAGCGATCGACCAGAATCTTCCATTGCCCGATCTGGCGAGCCGCTGGGCCTATCTAGCGAATCTTCAGCCGGGGGATATCACACCGACGGCCGATAACAAATTGCTCTTGACAGACGCCGGGGCCCGTGCTACAGTGAAGCAGTTAGAAAATATTCCGGCTCTAACCGAAACGATCGTGCAGACGGATGCGGAGTTGGCTGGATGCAATCAAGTTTCCGGAAAGAAAGATGAAGTGATTGCGGGGCTGAACAAGCAGATCGCAGACACCGCGGCAGCGAGGAAAGTAGATGCCAAGGCAGCGAAAGCAGCGCAGCGAAAGTCGTGGCTCAACGGATTCAAGTGGGGTTTCGTTGGTGGATTCGTTAGTGGAGTTTTTGCTGGCCACGCGATTTAAAGAAAAGGGGTTTTGATGAATGTTCTTGATCGTTTGTTGAGAATTCTGAAAGAAGCGCCGAACGACGAAGTTTACTCGAGGCGCGAACTTCTCAGTAAACTGGGTTTTAGCATGCGTTCGGGATCCTTCGATTATGCAATGGGTTCGATCGGTCCAGAGTTCCAGACGGAGAAAGTACACAATCACCATCGCATTAAGTTTTATGGAAATCCTGTTGTCATTCAAGCTTTGCGAGAAAAGGAGAAGTATGAAAATTGATGAACTGTTAATTTACAAGCCACAGCGGGGATCCACCGATAGCAAGATTATCTTTCTTGATATCGAAACCGCTCCATCGCTTGGCTATGTTTGGGGGAAGTGGGAACAGAACGTTATTGATTTTCTGCAAAACGGATACCTCTTGTCATACTCGCTAAAGAAGGCGGGTAAGAAAGGCGCGAAAACTCGCGGCCTTCCTGACTATCCTAAGTGGGCAGAAAGTAAAACCGATGACAGCGATTTGCTGGTAGAATTGTGGCACGACTTGGATGAGGCGGATATCGTCGTGGCCCACAACGGCGACAAGTTTGACTTGGCTACAATTAACACGCGGTTCGTCGCTCTTGGACTGCGGCCCCCGAAGCCTTATCAAACGGTTGATACCTTGAAGATTGCGCGGCACAAGTTTAACTTTAAGTCTAACAAGCTTGATGATCTTTGTCGTGATCTCGGCATCGGGCGCAAGATGCCCCACACAGGTGCGCATCTTTGGCTGACGTGTATGGCTGGAGACATGAAGTCCTGGTCGTTGATGAAGCGCTACAATCGGCGCGATATCTTCTTGCTCGAGGAACTGTATTACAAGTTTCTTCCGTGGCACACAACGCATCCGAACGTCAACTTCGGGGGCATCGAACACTGTCTGCGCTGCGGCTCGACCAACGTCAAGCAAGACGGTTGCCGTTTTACGAATCTGCGAAAGAAAGATCGTATTCATTGTTTGGATTGCGGATCGTGGTTTGAGGGTTCCGCAAGGAAGGTCTAAATGATTATAATTGGCCTAGGTAATAAAGCGAGGAACGGGAAAGATACCGCAGCCACTGGCATCCAAGAATTTTGTGTTGATCACAGCACCCCTTGTAAGCGTGTTGGTTTCGCGGACGCGTTGAAAAGGGAAGTCAATGATGCTTTGACGCGGCACGGAGGCGATATTGAGATGCTGTTGGCATACGGTCCGGAGCCAGGAGTGCCGTTTCCCGATTATGTCAAAGCGGATCCAAATCCAGACATGTCAGATCCGATGATGCCGCTCGGAAAGCATTCGTTGCTTTTGCAGTGGTGGGGAACAGAGTATCGGCGTCGGTGGCGTCCGAACTATTGGATCGAGCAGTTTAAACGATCAATCGATGAATCTGTTGGCGTGATAGTTGTCCCGGATATGCGATTCACCAACGAGGCGATCGCAATTACAGAGCTCGGCGGCGCGACTGTCAACGTCCGTCGGCTGAACGAAGATGGTACGCAGTATTTAGACAAGAGTCGACCCGCCGGCCACCAGTCTGAGATTGAACTGGATGGTTGGAACTACGACTATCGCGTCATCGCGAAGTCCGGGCAGATGTCATTGGTCAAGGCCTATGCAGTTGAAATTCTAAAGCACCAGATGCGTCTGGTGCGGAAGTGGGAAAATTGAAAACCAACATCGGAAAGATGACAGTCTATCTTGCCGGCGCCATACGCGGTCCTGAGGATTACATTTGGCGAAAGCAGTTCGTCGAGGAATACAAGGATGAGCTCTTATTCAGAATTCCATCCGATCTAGTTACGCTTGATATATCAAAGCTTCGCAAGTTCGGGTCGGCTGCCTACATGACATATCGGACGGATCTAGATCTGATTGATCGGTCGGATATTGTTGTCGCGAATCTTCTGCCAATGGCAAGTGGGTATCCCTCGATGGGTACTATGTTTGAGATTGGGTACTCGCGCGCGAAGGGGAAGTTGATTTTCATTATTGCAGACGCCAAGCGAAAAGAGCATCCATTTGTTGCGTTCGGTGGTGACGGCGTATATTCAGGTTTTGAAGAGCTCGGTGTATTTTTTCATAAGTATCTGGGAGTTTTAAGAGGTGGCTGTCCTGTATTTGATCAAATTTAGGTAACTCGATTTGTAATCGAATGAAAAGTGTTTTATCTCAACAAGATTTTTTGAAGCAAGTTGAGAAAATAAGCAAAAAGCAAAAGGAGAACTACTTTGGGAATTGACGATAAAGTAACGAGGATAATTAAGTGCGACGGACCCGATTGCCCCAACGAGGTGTCATTCGATCCGCGCGATCAGAAGGCGATCAGCGAGTTGCCAGCGTGGCTGCGGACGACTCGTACGATCACTCTGGGAAACAATGCTCGGTTTTCGTATTGCTCCGATGTGTGTGAAGTTAAGGGCGCTACGACGGGCAATCATAACGTCCCGGAACCGAAGCAGATTCAGGAAGCGGGCTCTGTTGATTTGCAGCGCGCGATCGCTGAGAAGCAGATCGCCGATGCGATGAAGACGAAAGAAACAAAAGTAACTTTGGAGTAATCGATGCAGACCCTGGTGATTGTTCGAGGACTTCTCAAGCGGCCCGACGGACCCAATCTAACGAAAGGGCAAGCGTTTCTCGTTGAGCACCCGACTGAAGAGGTGCTTGGGGAGAGGATGCAAGCTGTCTTAGGAGAAGTCCTCACGTATCAAGGGTTAACAATAGTTGCAGACGAGAACAAGCCAAAGAGTCTTGATAATCTAGAATTTTGGCCGATGCACAATTTCCGTCGAATATGGTTGGAGCGGAAAGACCTCATTCGGCCATACGTTGAAGAAAAAGGACCAGCTCAATGAGTAACTTCTACGTGGTCGGAGAGATCAGTCCCGCAATGGCCACCTCGTTCTTTAGGGGAGCAGCCGGTCGGTTTATCACAGATGTTGTGATATCTTCGCATGGTGGAGACACCGGTTTGACCTACGGGATGTTCGATGTGATCAAGCACCAGGAGATCAACACGCATGTGGTGGGGCTTGCCCAGTCGGCTGCGGCTGTACTGCTCCAGGCTGGCAAGTGGCGAACCATGACCAACAGCAGCTTGCTGCTGTTCCATCGTGCAGAAGAAGGCGTTTCTGATCAGGAGTTTCGGTTGTTTACCCAGCTTGTTGAAATGGCTGCGCAGCGCGCTGGGCTTCCGTTCATAGAAGCGATCGGGATGTTTGACGATAAGTTTATCAATGCGAATCGGGCCCTGGAGTTGGGCCTGATCGATGAAATTGCGGAAGATGCAAAAGTCATGAGGTGGATAGATGGGGAAAGTGATCGAGATAGACAGTCAGAAAAACCTCCCGAGCAGCCATGTGCGCTGCTGCGGGAAGGAAGTACCGGCGAATCTGAAACCCGATCGTAAGACGCAGCTTGACGACGCAACGTCAGCATTCTATTTTTCGCGGCTGCCAAGGGAAGAGCGTATTGCCAAGACTCTTCAATGGGCCTGTTTAGGGGGGATGACACTTCTTGAGTCTGCGCAGGCTTTACTTCCTTTCAGAGATTGGTCTGATTTGATGGAAGTTGCTACAAGAATTGCTCCATATGCTGTCAAGGATTTCGCAGTACGTCCAGGGAAACTGTAGTGGCGCGCCGAAGAGTTACCAGAGACAAAGACGAGATTGAATATCGTCTTCTGGAACTAGTTCGTCACGCGCGAGCGTGGGGTCCAGAGGAAATCAAAGCACGGCTTTTTGCGATTCTTATGCTCGCGAAGATGTGGGGCGTTGATTTGTCCAACGCTCTTATTGACAGCGCTTTAGAGAATCTCAAGGTGCCGCGAGTTACGCTTCGGGGATCATATCCTACAAAAGAAAAGACACCCGAAGAAGTGGTGCCAGTTCCTGAGAAAAAAGACTTGACACCGAAACTAGAAGGTGGTATTCTTGCGGAGATGGGATATGGAGAAGACGATGGCAATTAAAAAGATTAAGTACATCCCGATGGAAGACACGTTGGCTGTTGTGGAGGGCTTTCCTCCCCAGTGGCGTGTTGAAGCTCTCGATACCGACACGGGTGGCATTTATATTGCTATCTTCGACGGCCCGGGAGCGCAGTTGAGAGCTGTTGAGTACGCCGCATTCAAGAATGGTGCAATGCCTGCGGTCGTTCCCGGTCTTGAAAAGCCGGCGGCAAGTCTTCGCATAAAAATCAAAGACGGCACCGAGACGACTTTGTATTTCAGCGGGATTTACTGGACCCAAGACATAAAGCGGAGAACAGTTACCGCTCACGAAAAGCGTTCGATCGTTCCGGTCGACGAAGAGTCGATGGATTCACTAGGAGCATAATCATGTTAATAGCCGCTTTTGACCTGGAGACAACCGGGCTGGACCGCAACCAGGATCGCGTCACCGAAGTGGGCGCCATTCTGTACAGTACTACCCGTAAGCATCCGTTGATGAGCGAGGGGTATCTGGTCGACAATGAGATCAAGATTCCCAAGAACATCACCGACCTTACCGGTATCAGTACCGGCATGGTGGAAAAGTTCGGGCTTACTTCGTCCGACGCCTTGGCGCGGTTGCAGAACATTTTTGATCTCGCGGAGACGATCGCGGGCAAGAACATTCGGGACTTCGATCTTCCGTTCTACAAGAACTGGTGCCTGCGCGAGAAGGTTGATCCGATTGAGAAGCCGGTGATCGATATTGAAACTGATCTCCCGGGTGCGCAACAGAATAGGCTGTCGTACATGATGGCCGATCACGGGAAGCTGAATCCATTTCCACACCAGGCGCTGTGCGATGCCTTGTCAGTGTTGTGCTTGATCGAGGAGTACCCGCTGGACAAGGTTATGGAGCGCGCGCTGTCTCCGCGGATGGCCCTGCAAGCGATAGTGACATTCGATACGAACTACAAAGCCAAGGACGCCAAGTATCGGTGGGATCCAAATACGAAGGTGTGGTATAAAAATTTGAAGGAGCAGGACGTGGAAGCCGAGACGAAGGCTGTGCCTTTTGATGTCAAGCGCATCCCATACGTCGAACAACATTGAGTTTCGGGCACAAGCCTGAATGCAAAGACAAAATGAAAAAGGAGCAATGCTTATGCTAGTCTCAGGAAGCAACAAAGTCTACGAGCAACCGAAGGGTGGTTTGTATGAAGGCGTTCTCGCAGACGTGATCGACCTCGGGATGGTCCAAGGGATGTATGGAATCAAGCCTCGGACGCGTCTTATTTGGATTCTCAACGCGACGGATTCGGAAGGAAACTTCTTCCGTGTGCAGAAATCCTACAACGCAGTTCTTCACGAGAAGTCAAACTTGTATGCCGATGTTCGGGATATGCTTGGTGCAGCCCCGTCCATTCCGTACGAATTGGACCTTCTCATTGGCAAGAATTTTCAACTGGTGATCGTGCCTGCGACCAAGAAAGACGGCACACCGTGTGTCAATGTCAAGGCAATTCTGGCCCCCAAGTCTGGTCAGAACTTCCAGATTCCTGCCGACTTTGTTCGGAACAAGGATCGTTCGAAAACTCAACAGCCAAACACTCAAGCAGCCCGTCCAGCAACCGCCGCCCCCGCGCAGCCCGCGGCGTCGGTACAAGCACCAGCGGCACCGCCCGTGGAAACAGCTGATGAGGATTTACCCTTTTGATTAAGACTTGTTTTAAGTGTAATGTTCCTAAGCCGATCGAAGATTTCTACGAGCACCGTGGTATGTCTGACGGTCGGCTTGGGAAGTGTATTGAGTGTTGCAAGAAAGAAGCAAACAAAAGACGCAGCGAAAAACTCAAAGAGATTCAGGAATATGACCGTAGACGATCGAGTTTACCTCACCGCATCGCGTTACGAGTGAAGTATTTCAAAGATCATCAATTCGGTAAAGAGAGGAGAGCACGACAGGCTGTAGCAAATGCCGTTAGAGATAGGCGGTTGGTGAAGACGCCTTGTGTTGTTTGTGGGGCAGAAAAAGTTGAATCACATCACGAAGATTATGACAAACCGTTAGAGGTGATTTGGCTCTGCAAAAAGCACCACGTAGAGGCAGATAGAATTCGGAGAGAAAATGTCCTTTAAGGATTTAGCTTTACCTCTCGCAATGAGGGGTGTCCGGGTAGCAAGACTCCACCCCCGGAGTAAGATCCCCCTGGAGAAAAATTTTCAGAATCTCGCTACAACTGATGTTGATAAGATTTTGGCGTGGGATTCGGAGACGCCCGGGGCAAACTGTGCGTGTATAGCAAAACCTGACGGCGTTTGTTTCTTTGAGTCGGATGTTCCTGGCACCATGGAACGGTATGAAAAGGAAACCGGCACGTCGGTAAAAACGTTTACTGTGCAATCTCGACCCGGTCGGTTGCACTATTACTTTTTACAAACGGACGAAACAAGAGAGTGTGGAAATATTATTCAGTCTTCGAAAGGTGGTGCGACTGGTCTTCCTTTCGGATCATTTCGTCAGGCTAACGAATTTGTGGTGGCGCCCGGATCTACTCATCCGGATACCGGTCTTAAGTACGAAATTTTTGACTCTTCTCCGATTATCTCCGCTCCCAATGGGTTCGCGGGTTGGCTGTCTGCTCAACGATCTAAACCACCCGCAGCGAATCCTGAAACAACTGAAATAGGGCCGATTCTTGAGGGTGGTCGTGACAACACGTTGACATCGATCGGTGGAAAGCTGCGGCATGCGGGATTGGACTACGCGGAAATTGAAGCCGCGCTGCTGCGCATCAACGAAGAGCGTTGCAAGCCGCCCATGACCGTTGACGACGTGAAGCGCATTGCGCGCAGCGTGTCAAGGTATCCAAAAGATGATTTGAGTCCCACCGTGTTGATTGGTGGTGTTCCTGCCGGCCAGACAGTGGTGGCATCGTATGCACAAGCAAACGTCGAACAAGCACAGGTTGCGATTGAGACAGTTTCAGCCGCAGAGGCCGAAGGCCAGGAAGTTCGTGAAGAAGAGTTCGAGTATCCATACTGGTGCTGGAACGGGACACTGTACGAAGACTTCGCACAGTTGTGCGGCGAAAATAACGTGGTCCCGAAAGAGTACATGATCGAATCTATCAAGACGGTCGTAGGAGCAATATGCGGACACCGAATTTTTCCGTACAAGACCCCCAGTCAAGAATCAAGATTCTATACCGTCCTCATCGGTCCTGGGGGCACTGGGAAGACCTCTGCCGCACGATGGGCGCGCGACCTGTTTATTGGAACGGGTCTGTTGTACGAACTGAGTCAGAATGGCGGTTACTCGAACATTGGATGTGCTCAGGGAAGTTTTGCTTCGTCCTCCGGTTTGATAAAGAATGGTTTCTCGAGGCATTCCCGTATTCTTCAATTCTACGACGAAGCGACGACGATGATCGAGAAGTTTGGTATCACCGGCTCTGGAGATTCTTTTCTCGACGCGCAGAATCAGCTTTACGAGGCTGGCGCGATGCCGCAATTGACCACGAAAGAGCACAAGGACGAGAGCCCGCTGCGAGCCGGCCAACTGGTCCACAATAGTATTCTGTCCTGCACCACGAAAGAAAAGTGGGCGTCTTCATTCGTGAAGACCAATTCCGAAAGTAGCGGATTCTTTCAGCGGTTGAATGTCATTACCAACGACTCGGAAGACACGGTCGCCAATTTCATGGATCCAGACCTCACGGCATTGCGTGATAGCTTCGTGAAGAAGATTCAGCCTTTGGAGTATCAGAATGTCGTGGTGATGAAATTACCCGAAGCTTCAGATATGCTTGAGAAGTGGTACAAAGAAAAGCGCGCAGAGTTTAGAGAGATGCCGACAGACGTTACCGGCCGAATTCAAGTTCTCGTGCAGCGCAACGCATCACATTTGGCGTGGCTTATGGCTGGAGACATTGTCCCCGATCCTGACAAGGCGAACGAGCCTATTGAAGTGGTTTGCGATGAAGACATTATGTCGCGCGCACTCGCGTTAGCGGAGTATCAGATTGGTGCCCGCCACGCGCACCAGCCAGCCCCCGGGAAGAACGACTGGGCCATCGTCGAGAACATGATTAAGATCACGATCAAACGGAAGGGCGCTATGCAGCGCAGCAAGCTACATCGTGAGATTCGCGCCGACAAATATGGAATCAACGCCTTTGATAAGGCAATCACAAACCTTGTACAAGAGGGCATCGTGGCCATTTGTCAGAAAGAAGGAGAAACAAAAAGAGGAAGGAAAGCACAAATAATTAAATGGGTGAATGAGTGAAACACAAACTGCACGTCGATTATGAATCGCGATCACCGCTCAATTTAGAAGATGTGGGCGTCGATGCTTACTTCTCCCATCCCAAAACTGAATTAATCCTGTTGGCTTATGCGTTTGATGACGGCCCGGTTGAAGTCTGTGACCTCACCAAAGACCCTCTCCCTCAGAAAGTAAAGGAAGCTTTTGCTGATCCGGACGTGACGAAATGTGCGTGGAACGTTAGCTTTGAGCGTACCGGCACAGAGAAGAAACTTGGGATATTCGTTCCGTTCGAACAGTGGGAAGATCCGTCTGTTGGCGCTCGCTATTTGTCGATGCCCGGGAAATTAGATAGCGTTGGCGAGATCATGGGTATGCCTCCCCACCTAAGGAAGTTAGAAGCCGTAGGCGCGCCATTGCGGCATCTGTTTGGTGAACCGCGGCCGATCAAAAAGAAAAAAGAAGCTTCGGACATAAACTCTCTTTTCGATGTGTCTCCTATAGCTGGTCGAGAAGTGGAATACATGTTTGCAGATGCAGTTTCCCATCCGAAAGAGTGGGAACAGTTCGTTGAGTATTGTCGCCAGGACGTGGTCGCGGAACGGGCAATCGGTCGTATCGTTAATAAGTTCCCGCTCACTGGCAACGAAACGAAGATGTGGCATCTTGATCAGAAGATCAATTACGTCGGCATCATGGCTGACAAGGCATTCGCGACGAATTGTTTTGAGTTGGCGGCACGAGATAAGAAGTACTACGGCGACCTTCTGAAAGAGATTACGCACCTGGAGAATCCAAACTCGAATCCTCAGATGATGCGGTGGGTTCAGGCGCGCGGCTATCCGTTCAACTCTCTACGCAAAGAGCCTGTCAACGCCGCACTTACGGACCCCGAAGTTCGGTTGACGGAAGAGTGCCGCGACGTTCTCGGGAAACTGAAGTACTCCAAGAAGACTTCGTACACAAAGCTGGAGGCCATCACTCTAGCACTGGGCCCGGACATGCGGCTGCGCGATCAGTTTCTGTTTCTCGGTTCTCCGCGTGCGGGCCGGTGGGCCGGCCGCAACGTGCAGTTGCAGAACATGGCGCGGCCAATCAAGGCTCTCGAAAAGAAAGGTGCGCTCGAAGCCGCTGTGGAGTTGATCCGCCAACTGGACTATCAAGGAATTCGTGATCGGTTTCCGAAGGATCCTGTTATTGATGTCATGACGTCTTGCATTCGGTCGGCATTCATCGCCGCTCCGGGACACAGGCTGGACGTAGGAGACTTGAACGCGATTGAAAACCGCGTGCTCGGGTGGCTGGCAGATGAGCAGAAGATCCTTGACGTGTTCCGCAGAGGTCGTTGTCCGTATCTTGCCTTTGCTGCGATGATGTACAACATCCCATATGAAGTCCTCAAATCCGCGTACGATAAGGGAGATGAGGATGCGAAGGAGAAAAGGCAGGTTGCAAAGCCTGCAGTCCTAGGCGCCGGTTATCGCCTATCCGGTGGCGACTGGAAGGAGAACAAGTACGGCGATCGGGTGAAGGGTGGCCTGTGGGGCTATGCCGAGAACATGCACGTCATCATGTCGAAAGAGGACGCCCAAAAAGCCGTGGCCGTGTTCCGGGGTGAATACAAGAAAGTCGTGCAACTTTGGTACGATTGCGAGAACGCGGTAGCTCGTTGTATCCAGACCGGCAAGACCCAATGGATGGGCCCGACGCAGCTTGTGTGGTGCGGCCGTCGGAAGATGAAGAATGGTAAGTTCATGCTGGTTATACACTTACCTTCCGGTCGGTGTCTTCACTATCTTGATGCTTGGATTGACGAAGAGAAGAAGATCGGGCGTAGCGGTAAGGAGTACACAAAGCGCACGATGCACTACAGTGGCATCAACCAGGATACGAAGACCTGGGGTGATATCAGTACACATGGTGGGAAACTGGTCGAGAACATCGTCCAGGCGATCAGTCGGGATATCCTGGTGGAAGCGATGCTTCGGGCAGATGAGATTGGGCTCAATATCGTGGGCCATGTTCATGATGAGATTATCACCGAGAATCCGGATACTCCGGATGGGATGGGATTGGACGATCTACTTTGGTGTCTTTCGCAGACGCCAGAGTGGGCCCCAGGATTACCCTTGACAGCAGCCGGATATTCTGGTACATTTTATAAGAAGGGTTGAGGAGATAATCATGGAAAGCATCGTGGTAACTGGAGACCTTATTCTGTTGTCCGCGGAAGACCGCGTGAAGTTCTACGTCCAGGTTTGCGAGGCGATGCATCTTGACGTCAGGACTCGTCCGCTGCAATACTTTGAACAGATCGATCGGAACGGAAAGCACAGTTTGATTTTGTATGCTCTCCGAAATGCGTCCGTGCAACTTAGTCACCACCACGGATTAAGTGTGTCGTTGTCGAAACCAGAGATTCAACAGGACGTGGTGATGTTCACGGCGACTGTCACAGACATGCCCGGTCGCACCGATTCGGCTGTTGGCGCTCAATCTTTGAAAGGCCTCTCAGGAAAAGATTACGCCGATGCGATCATGGCCGCACAGACGAAAGCCAAGCGCCGTGCCATTCTAGATTTTGTTGGCTCGGGTTTGTTAGACGAATCCGAAATCGAAGGAATGAACGGGGCGCCCGTGGAGATGAAATCGGATTTGATAGATTCGTATGTTCCGCCTCCCCCGGCCCCTGTGCCATCAAGTGCGCCGGCGGTGGAGGTATCAGAAGTGATTGATCCGGGATTGCACGATCCTTTGGATGAAAAACTATCTCCCTCAATATTTAATCCGAATCCGCCGTTCGAGATTCAACCGCCGCCCCCAACCGAAAAAGCAGCAAAACAGTACTATGGTAATAAGATGACCGATCCGGGCAATACTGCGTTTAGTGTCAATTCTGCATCTGTTTCTACGTTCGAGAGTCCGGCAGTTTCGCAGACTGAATCTCAAACCATGGATCAAATCACAGCGCGCCTCAACACCTATCGGCGCGACGTGCTCCAGCGTGGCGGCATGCGTCCCGCGAAGGGTTTGGGGATTGCGGCGAAGTGGGAGAAGTTTAGGGCTCGTAAGGTTGCAGAGAAGACGGTTGAGGAATATGCCAAGCTTCTATCCGAGTTGGATGCTGTGCTTGCGAAGAGCGGTGATGTGGGCGTGGTCGCGTTTATTGAGAAGGAGATTGCGTGAGCGACTTCCCCCTCAATCCAGAGCAGCGAGAAGCTGTCCGAACTAGAGACGGCGCCTATGTGGTTACGTCGTGTCCAGGTAGTGGCAAGACGCGTGTTATTGTAGAGCGTGTGCATTCACTGCTGGAAGAGGGGTATTCGCCCGAGACAATCCTGGCGCTTACATTCACGCGAGAGGCTGCACTCGAAATGGGACAGCGAGCGGCGCTTCCGGAGGACCAGAAGATCTTTCGGACGTTCCATAGCTTTTGCTTGGAGTTGATTCATCAGGAAGTTTCAAAGCTTCCGTTTCAACTGTTGCACGCACCACCAGAGGCTGGGCAGCAGCGTAAGTTATTCGGGACACTGTGTCGTGCCAATCGGTTGGATTTCAAGAAGATGACGGCATATATTTCAAACATGAAGCGGAAGGGCACAGAGCCGGACAAGGCAATGGAGTTCGCGCGCGGCGCAGAAGGTATGCGCATGGCCCTGGCTTATCGACAGTATGAACAGCGGTGTCGGGAAGAGGGTTGGTTGGATTTTGATTCAATGTTGCTAGAGAGCGTACGACTGCTGGAGGCGAACGAGGAAGTTCGTACCCGGTGGCAATTCAAGTTCGTTCTCGTAGATGAAGCGCAGGATACAGATGAAATACAATGGCGATTGGTTAAACTTCTTTCGGAAAAACACCGAAACGTTTTCGCGGTCGGAGATGAAGAACAGCTTATTTATGAGTGGCGCGGGGCAGAGCCAAACGGATTATCCAATTTTGACACACGATTCCCGGGAGCCAAGACAATCTATCTATTTAGAAATTATCGATCGACTCCTGAGATTGTGGGGTTCTGTAAGCAGTTTGCTCCCAAAGAAAGCAGACTCATCGAACTCATGGTCTCGGAAAGGAATAGCGGACCCATACCCAGAGTACTCAAATTTGGGTCCGACTCTGATGAGGCATCAAAGATTCTCGGATCAATTACGGACCCAGAACACACTGCCATCCTTACCAGGACCAACAGACAACTTGCCCGCTTCGAAAACGCCTGTATTGACCGAGGGATTAAATATAACTTACTCGGAAAATCTGGGTTCTGGACCCAACCCGAGGTTCGTTATCTGCTCGCTTATGTCCAATCCAGTGACTTCCCCAGCGACGCCGCCGTCAAAACCATCATCCAGTCTCCCTTCCGATACACCAAGTATCTTAAGAAGAGAGACCTTGTTTCCGCTCTCGAGCGCGCTTCGAAAACTGAAAAGGAAGCGACGGGCAAGGCGGCTCCGTTTATCACGATGATGACTTCCCCGGAAATCCTGGGGCAGTTTGAGGCGAATCAGCAGGACAACATTAAGGCCGCGGCGCACTTCATGAAATCAATGCGCCATGGGCCGACCGCGAATCCGGCGTTGGTGTTGCAGGACGTTCTGGCCCGCGCAGACATTCGGACTTACTATGAGACCGAGGAAGAAGGCGACGAAGATAATGACGCGTTGGAGAACATCAATGAGCTCTACAAAGTTTCAACCAAATTTGGAACCGTTCACGAATTCATCGCCCACGCCCGTAAAGCTATTGCTGCCTCCCGCAAATCTAAACAGCCTCGACTTACTCTTTCCACCATCCACCAAGCCAAAGGAAAAGAGTGGGAGCACGTTTTCGTGGCTGGAGTTTGCCAAGATATTCTTCCCCACAAGCGCGGAGCGCTCTCGGAAGAGAGGCGGATAATGTGGGTCGCGCTTACGCGCGCCGCTACGTATTTGACTGTGACATTTTTTGGATCTATGTCTCCGTTCTTGACGGGCCATTGGGACCCCGTGAAGCAGGAAGAGTTTGAGAAGCAACCATTGCCCGGATTCAAAGGTCAGCAAACGTTGTTTGAGGGAGCGATCGATGGCAATTTTATACATTGATTCAGAAGGAAACGAGCGCAACCGGCACTCTTATAGTGCGGGCCTAGAGTTCACAGGCAATGCGTATAAGTATTACCTACACCGCATCATGGGGTGGAAAGAGAAGGATACGAAGGCGGCGCTGCTCTTCGGACGTGATCTGGAAGACACGGTGGAGTTCTATCATAAGACCGCCGGCAAGTGTGACCCTGTGGAAGAGTTCACGCGCCTGTGGGCGCAGCGCAAGGACATGAAGCAGTTGGTTTATACCACGCGCGAGATCGACTGGGCCAGCCTATTACGCGCTGGCACGGAAATGATGCGTCTCTACAAGATTCGGCAGCCAAGTCTTCCAATTCCGATGGACACGATTTTTCAACGTCCGTTTACGAAGGAAGTCTTTCCAGGCCACCCGAAGTATGGCGGCATAGATTTCTACGCCAAGCTGGATATGATTGCGCGCGTGCAGCCCGATCATCCTATGCTTCCGAAGGTTGAGTGGAAGAAGGAAGACGGCCTGTTTCGCCAAGTGATCATCGATATGAAGACCAGCGGTTTGGACCTGGACGACACGAAAGGCATCGTTGCGCATGATCAACAAATGCGGGTATACGCGTGGACCGTCAATATCTTTGATGTAGCTTTCCTGTGGTTTAAGAAGTGCGGGCACAGCGTTAAGAAGGGCTACAGCGCCACGATGTTGGTTGATGCGGGCCGGTTTGCAGCCGGCGATGAAGTAGTGATCGCATCTGTCGAGGAAGACTCTTGCTATGTTGTTGGCAACGACGTGATGGTCGAGGAGATGAATAAGGCCCAGGGATTCCGCGAGAATGGCGACTTGGATACCAAGAAAGATGCGAAGGAACGGGCAGCTAAGTGGCGTGAAGAGAATGCTGTGTTGGTGAAGCGCGAAGATCTTACGCGACAGAGGCTCCAGTTCAGTGCGGGCATCGTGGACAAACTTAGTGCGGATGACGCCGGCCAGATCGCTGCCGATCAGATTGTTCGTATCGTGAACGCCTGGGAAACTGGTAAATGGACGAACACTTTCGGGATTCGTTTTCCGCACGACGATCGCCGTGACAATTATTTCAAGGCTTTCTGCTTGCGGGACAACGTGTTACGTGACAGTATTTTTGAACAAAAGACGGAAGAAGATTTGGAGGATGACTACTTTGATGAGCCCGAGGAGGCCCTATAATGCCGATTGGAAGGATGTGTGTTAAACTGATGTGTTCAGAAATGGCTTTTGGTGATAGTGCTTATTGTGAGCGTCACAAAAAGATGTATGAGACTATTCCCGATCCCGGACCAGATCCGTATTTGGTTACAGAAGATCGGGCACGGAATCTCGAAGAAACGCGACGTCTTCTTCTTGATCGTCGTGGGTGGAGGGACAAGCAGCCAGTAGGGGATGTGCTGGAAGACGATTATAGTGAGGAGTCAATGCCATGAATACGATACTCCGTTGTTCTGGTGACCACTGTTCTAGTTGGGTGTCTGTTCCTGTTGAACAAGTTACCGAAAGATCGAAGTATCTGTGTTCGAAATGTTCGCCGCCGGATACGGTTAATGGAAACATACATTTTCAAGATGTAGCGTTTGATTCCACGTTGAATCGACACAGTGCGGAGAAAGAACTTTTAAAGTCATTTCCAGAAGAAGACTTATCAGATCTGCGTGGTTTTCTTAGTGGGTTTCAGATTAAGAAGATTCGTACGGAGGAGCGGGAGTTGCCCGACTGGGCGAGAACAACGAAAGGAATTCAGAAAATTCTTCTGACTGCGTTTCCAAAATTAGCAGTAAATGAAAACCAAAGGAAAAGAGCCGGACGTTGGGCTCAGGTTATTCAGTTGTATTTTAGGATGGGCTGGACGTTCGATGAAGTAGCAAAAGAAATGAATGAAAAATCTCGAACGGTCGAGATGCTTATTAGAAGCATTGTTCGAACTTCGAGAGGTGAAAGACCCGACGGAAGCGGGCCTCGGGTCAGAAACATGCCGTAACCGGTCAGTCTTATGGAGAGAGGAACAAAGACCCACAATGGAACCTCTCAACCGTCAAAGTTCTTGGGGTGACGGGTTCCCTCTCCGATTCTTCAAAGGAAGGCATTGTGGTCAAGGGCGTCGTTGAAGTTCATTCGTGTTACAACATCGAGCTGGGGGAACCGCGGCCGATCCCGTGCGCCTGCCGGAAAATTGTAAGCATCGCGAGAGCAAATGAACTGGTTAAGCTGGGTGGGGCAGAATGGGTAATTGGGTATGATCGTCCGAAGCCTTATCATGACGGCGGAAAGATTTGCCTTACTGGACGTATGAACCAAACTCCTCGGGCTGCTACGATTGATGATGTTCATATTGAGCGCGCGTATGTGGACGGTTATCAGGAAGAAAAATCGCGCATTGAGGAGTATGGTAAGTTGAATTATGACGAACTTGCTTACCTGTTTGTAAATGTATCGGCAGCCGATTTTAGAAAACAGGAAGACGCCGATTGGGGAATTCCGGTTTTGCAGTTTACAGAAAACAACCGGACACTTGGTGGAATCAATAGAGAGGAACGATGAGCGACGAATTGTTGACTGAACAACAGGTTGAGAAAATCGCGAACAAAGCCAGCGAAACTCTTAAGATGTTTGTAGCCACTGAGAGTTTCAAGAAAGAATTTAAGTTGCGCTCATTCTTTGGCCGGCACCCCGAGATCGGCAAGATGATCAAGTGTGCCAAGTGTGGTCGGCGTCATCGGGAGTTTGACGTGGAGAGTTGCGGGACGTTCAATCTGGTCAAGGAAGCGGAGGGGCAAAGAGCCCATACATCCGCGAACCCCTTTTGGCGTTCGCACCCTGGCGCGTATGTTTGGATTCGGGATTTGAAGCAGTTTGTTACAATCCACCGATAGAAAAGGGAGTCATGGGCCTATTCACGAAGGACAAGCCGGAAGTCGTAAAGATGGACGAATCCAAAGTCCCCGAGGAAGTTGCAAAACTGGAAGAGGGGCTGAAAGCTAAAGTCGCCGGTCAGGATAGGGCGATCAAGCATTTCGTTCGCGTCCACGAGACGTACATGGCTGGAATGGCCGCGGCTGATCGTCCGCTCGGGGTGTTCTTGTTCGTTGGTCCCACAGGATCGGGAAAGACACACGCGACGGAAGTTTTTGCCGAATTGATGGGCGTCACGCTTATTAAGATGGATTGTGCGGAATACCAGGCCTCTCACGAGATTGCCAAGTTGATCGGCTCGCCACCGGGATATATCGGGCACAGAGAAACAGAGCCAAAGATCACAAAGAAAGCCATTGAAGCAAAATGGGCTGATGGAAAAAGTCCGAAGTACACAATCATTCTTTTTGACGAAATTGAGAAGGCTCACAATTCAATGCACCAGATTCTTCTGGGAATCATGGATCGCGCGACTTTGACCACTGGGACGAATGAAGCGATCGATATGCATAATTGTGTTATCGTGATGACGTCCAATCTTGGATCGTCCGACATGAAAAAGATTTTGAGTGATACGAAGGAAATGGGATTTGTGTCCAAGAAAGAAAGCCAAAAGTCGACCGAAGATGAAATCTACCATGCCGCGAAGGATGCGGTGAAGAAGTTTTTCTCCATGGAATTTTTCAATCGGATTGATCGCATGATTGTGTTTCAGCCTTTGACGGATGAAGTACTTCGAAAGATTCTTGAGATCGAGTTGAAGCGTATTCAGGATCGGATTCTGAAATCACACAAGTACATTTCCGTCGATCTATCCGATCGTGCAAAAGATTTTATAATCACAGAAGGAACGAGTAGAGAGTTCGGGGCGCGAGAACTTCGTCGTACTCTGGAGCGGTTCCTTGTAAGCAAATTGACACGTGCGTTCGCGACAAGTCAAGCAGTCGATGGCGATATGATCGTGGCTGACAAAATTCCTGAACACGAGGGGCTTACGCTGGATATCGTCAAGGACGCCATGGTCATACCCGAGAAGGCTGTAGCAGTGCCAGTAACAACAAGCAATACTTCGGGATCACAACCAGTGCAGAAGCCAAAAGCAGCTTGGATAGAACCAGACAGTCCGACGGCGTGGATCCCGTTAGAAAGTGCCAGTCACCCGGGTTATTGCGCGCGTTGCGGCTTTCGCTGGTACGCCGGACACAAATGCATTCTTGATCCGTCTCCATCCGGCTTTGACCGTTCCAAAAAGGACTCGGCACCGTTTGAGCGGTTCAAGAAAGATCTCGAGGACAGGGCAAAAGAAAAGGGAGACAAGTAACATGGCAAATTTTGGAAGTATTATTGAGTGGGTGCTCCGGCTCGAAGATCGGACGCTTGCAGGAAAGACGGAGGACTTGGGCGACGGCGCCGGCCTTACGCGGTTCGGGCTCACGATCCGGGATGAATGCTTGGTATTGCCTAAGTGTTATTGGGTTGATGATCCTCCAGGTACGAGGCTCAGTAATGTGGACGCGTTGGAGATGGCCAAGCAAATCTATCACGATAAGTACTGGACCCCCATACGGGGCAATCAGATCGCCTCAGACGAGCTTGCGGCCACTCTCATGTCCTTCGCTGTCAACGACGGCATCGAGACGGCTGTGGAGCTCCTACAGCGCGTTCTGGGTATGCAGGCGGTGGATGGTAAGCTCGGCCCGTGGACGCTGGCAGCCATATCGGACCACAACGCGGAAGAGCTCACAGAACAGCTCAGGGATGCCCAAGAGGCCCGATATCTGGCGATCGAGGCCCGGAAGCCGCAAGATGTCAAGTTTCACGATGGGTGGCGGAAACGGGCTTACGTTCGGTATCCGGATTTGCCATGAGTGGGAAACCTATTTATGTCGTGTATACCCCGCAAGTACAGCAGTTGTTTCAAAAACGTCTTGAAAGACACAATTATCGTGTACTTCGCAAAGGGTGGCCAGATCTTCTCGTTAAACGGGACGATTTGCTGGTGGCTGTTGAAGTGAAAGGACCAACAGACAAACTTCACGGTCTTCAACCGGAGATGCTGGAAATATTAAACAAAGCCGGCATCCCTTCGGTTGTCGCGAAGGTTACTAAAGAAGGGGCCTTGGTGGATATCGAGGGGGATTCGGTTATTGTAGAGAAACTGAAAAGACTTTGGAAGACGGAAAATCTGTATTCTTCGAGTTTTTATTTTTTGGATGAGAAATAATGGCTTTTGGCGGTACTTAAGTCTTTTGTTTTCTGTGACTTGATAGGTGGGGTGGGAGCAACATGCCGTAACTCGTTGGTCTTATGGAGGGGAGTAGTGCGCTATCAATATGCTTGTGTTAAGTGTGGAAGTTCGGTTCATAAGCCGAAAGTCGAGATGGCCGAGAAGAAATTCGTCCATGGGCTTCACGGCTGGACCTGTCCAACCTGTGGCCCGACGAAGGTAAAGAGGATTTTATGCCCACCGTCGCAGAATTAGTTGAAGCCTTCAACAATAAAGCGCCGTGGCACCGCCCCAAAGAATCTGAGTAGCACCTGGAGAGGCCCCGATGCCGGTTTACGAGTTTTTGTGTCCAGTTTGTACGAAGAAGTTTGAGTTGATGATTTCGTTTGAGCAAAGTGAACGATCCAAGCAGCCCTGTCCCAATTGCGGGCGTGTTCGCAGAGTTGAAAAAGTTCTGTCTCGTCCCGGGTCTCCGATCTTAGTCGGCAGTGGTTTCCACGCGAACGACTATTCGGCCCCCACAAAGTAACTACCCCGTTCGCTGTTTGCGAACAACGAAGGGCGAATTCCTCCATTCGCCCTTTTTCTTTTGTTATATCATTCCTCGACGATTTGAAGATTTTTAGTTGGAGTATATTTTATGACCCTCCAAGGTTTTAAGAAAATGGTTCGTGAAATTCACAGCGAGCCTAACGGTGGAACTCTATCGTGGGGTCGCTGTGCCTCGACAGGAACGTTGATTGCAATTTTGATATATGTCGGGCACATTGTGTTTCATTCGCACGCGCTTCCTGATTTGGCGGGTGCCAGCGCCTTTGCAATCTCTCCGTACGCGGCAAACCGGGTTGCAACGGCTGTGCAGTCGTTCAGCAGCAATCCAGTAACGCCGTCGATCGATCCTACAAAGGTGTAATCATGTCATTTGAAAGCAAAGCACAAAACGCCTGGGCTCACACCAAGAAAGGAACCGAAGCACTCGGCGGTCCAGAGAAAGTAAAAGAGTGGGAACAAGCAACAGATTATTCAAGTCTCCCGAAGCGTAAAAAGCATCCGAAGACCAAGGCGCCAGCGGCGCCCGTACAACGAATGAGACACACGGCAACGCCGCGGTGAGGAAACGATCATGCCACAAAATACAGCAAAAGATGACGGCGGAGTAAGTAAGAAAGTTGCGGATGCCAAGAAAGCTTTGGATACTGCATGGAATTCTAAAGTGTCAGGCAGACGGCCGCCTGTTCCAGCAGCTCCCGGCGTTGCAGCGCCGAAGGAAGATTCTAAGCCTGCGGGAAGCAAAGGTCTGCTTGGTCCCGAAGGTGTTGATCTTGAAGGATCCGTGCATGGTGTTGAAGAGCGTAACAGGCAAATGGAAGGAGTCAAGGACTTGCTGGCTCCACAGAAAATGCACGATGGCGGAAAAGTCAAGGAAAGTGGAGTGAAGGATTTAGAGAAGGGCGAAACCGTTCTTCCAAAAGACAAAAACAAAGCGGAGAAACTAGCCATGGAACATCTAGGAAAGAAAGCCAAGGGCGTTATGTCCGCGGCAGTTGAAGAAGAGGAAGCGGAGCCCAAGGAAGAAGAGAAGCACGAAACCAAGAAAGAAGAGAAGGCCGAGGGCAAGCACAAAGGCGAAAAGAAACCGGCTGGCAAAAAGCATGTTGGATTCCACGGATACACCCACAAGGGTGGTCACGCGCTTCATCATGTGTTTGATGATGGTTCGAGCGAGACGCATAACTTCGCGCTCGGCGATCACGCAGCCCTAGGCAAGAACATTACGGATATGCTCGGTTCACAAGGCGAAGAGCCAGCCGAGGGTGGAGCAGGTGGTGGTCAGGGTGGAGCATCCCCGGAACCGGCCGCGTTATAAACGAAATTGATGTACCGTGAAACGGCTCGGATTGGGCCCTTCCGAGGTCGCGAATATGTCGGAACCAATTTGGACTATTGATTATTTACTTAACGAGGGTAAAGCCGAAGCTGCAAAAGCCGGCGACCAATTGTCTATCAAGCATTTCTGGAAAGTGGCAGATCGTGATCTTGCGGGCCCCGCTCCGAAAACGTTTGACGAATTAGTTATACGCGCGAAGAATTACATCACGTTTGATATGGTGATGGCTGCATATGGTGAAGCAGGTTCTAATGAGAACATTGATTCTTCGATTCGGCGATTGGAAATTTTAGGCCTTAAGCACAAAGGAAAAGATTCGAGCGGCAAAGATTTGTGGGTAGATCAGAAAAAGTGTCCAAGCTCGACGTCAACGACGGATTTCTTGAGATTCATGTGCCGGACGAATTTGTTGTTTCTGGGCCGTGAGATTTTCAACAAAGACTTCACATTCCTAACGCACGCGCCTGTCTGTAATTTTTTCGTGCAGAAGGATCCGTCGAAGAAGATCGAAGAGCAGGATGAGACGAAAGAACGTCTTTTGCTGTATCCTCGCGGAAGTTTCAAGTCTACGATTAACGTGGTTGATTGCGTGCAGTGGTTTATCAATCTTCCAAACATTCGTATTTTGATTCTTACGGCCGAGTCTGGTTTGGCGGTCGCGTTCATTGGGGAACTTAAGAACTATTTTCTGGTTCCCGATAATGCGGATGGCACGATTTTTCAGAAATTATTTCCAGAGTGGAATCTCACTCGCAAGAATGAAGGCATCGAGGACGAATTCATTTGTCCTTGCCGAACAGTAGGCGACGAAAAGAAAAGGGATCCATCGGCTTGGGCATCATCGATTCTATCGAACTTGCCGGGTTGGCACTGCGATTTGATGAAGGGCGACGACGTCGTTAACGACAAGAACACCGATACTTCGATGCTCGTAGTCAAGGTGATTCGGAAGATCAATTATGCCGAGTCGCTGGTTGACCCAGGCGGATACAAAGACCTTCTGGGAACGCCGTATGCTCCTGGTGATTTGTATGCTCATACAGTCGAAAGCGTTTTGCATCCGGGCGATTTGAAGGTTTTGATTACTCCGGCTCGCTGGTTGCGGCCCGAGATGATTCACAAGGATGAGCGTGATTGCACGCCAGCCGATTATGAGTTGTTGTTTGAAAAAGACAAGACCGGTCGCGTGAAGTTGGATCACAAGTTTCTCGACAGGAAGAAGAAGAAAGACATAGCGGTCTATCTCTCGCAGTACATGTTGAGTACGGCGGGCACCCGTAAGATCAAGTTCACGGTGGATCTTATGCTCCAGCGGACGGTTGGGTTGAACGCCATTCCGCATCAACTTCAGTACTATATCATTTGGGATTTTGCGTACGCAGTAAACCAGAAGAACGATTATTCAGTCGGTGCCGTGGTTGGCCTTGACATAGAAAATCGTGTGTATGTAGTGGAAATTTTTAGAGACCATTATCTTGACAATGATCTGGCGAAAGAAATTGCTTCGTCATTTCAGAAATATCACCCGCGTCTGGTTCTGATCGAGAACTCGAACGGGGCCCAGTTTTTGGAGCGCTCAATTCGTCAGTACGCCTTAGAGGCAGGAACTGAGTACATCCCGTTGGACTTCTTCAAGGTTGATCGTTCTCCGAACGCTAAAGCGTCCCGTGTAGGTGCCCTACAACCGCTTCTTTACGGGGGACAGTTATTCTTTTTGAACACGATTTCGTGTCTTGAAGATCTCTACAAAGAGTTTAAAGATTTCGGGACTTCGCTTCATGACGACATTCCGGATACGATCAGTCACATTCATCGAATCATTCCGACCGGAACCACGGAGCCCGGTGGCCCTGGCGGCAGAGACCGTCAGAAGGAATTCGATCGCATTCTCCGCGAGAAAGATTTTTATGACCTGATATTTGGGCAGGGTGATTATGCTCCAGGAACGAATGAGTTACCTATTGTTCCAGAACCCGGCACCGGCGACACAGCCGGTGAAGAGCTCTACGACCCATACACCCCGATAGGATTCAAACGATAGAGGAAACACAATGGCACCAGTTCTACCTCTCCCCGGTACGTCGAGCTCGGGGCTGCTGAACTTCAAGGAAGTTTTCAGTCCTGAGGAAGTAAGTGATGATGTTGCGCTAAAACTGGTTACTCTGGACTCGAAATTTACCCGCGCGTGGATTGAAAGCCGTTATTTCAATATTCGGTGGATAGAAATCGACCTGTTGTACCAATCGCCCCCGACGCTTCGCGTTTGGGAAGGCACCTCGATGCCCAAGGCGAACATCGCCAAATTTACGGTTGCGACGCACGTCAATGCTATCAATTCGAAACTTGTAGGCGGAATGTTCTATGAAGAACCTCCGTTCAAACTTGAATCTCGTTCTAGCATTTCAGCTAATATGGCGCGTGCTATTCAAGAACTGACGGCATATCAGTTGGATCAAATGAATTTCAAGCAGGAAGTAAAGTATGGGCTTTTCTCCTGTTTGCTCAATGGCACCGGTATTTGGAAGTGGGGTTGGAAAGATCGTTACGAAACCGATTGGGATTTCCAACCGGTTCATGAATCTCTCACAACTACAGGCGCAGACGGAAACATTGAGGAATTACCGACGCCCGACCAAGACAAGTTTCGTATGGTCAGAACGGAGCGGCTGGTATCGCATCCGTATTTCGAGAATTGTGACATCCGCACGGTCCTGGTGGACCCGGGTACGCGCGTTCCCGATATTCGTGAAGCCAAGTTCGTCATTCATGAATTTCCGGTCACGTATCGTGACATAATTAAGTGGAAGGACGAAGTTTACTACAACGAAAAGAACGAACCGATTTATCGCTACAATTTGCCAGACGAATCGACGATTAGATCTTGGTTCGAGACGCCCGCGGCAGCCGACCAAAGTCAGGCAATCGCCGGTCAGAATATGACTTCGGGCCAGAATAATACACAGTTTGTGCAGCACGCGGCTCCTTTGTTTGCGAAGACGACCGACGATCCTCTCAACGAACCTTTGCTTATTCAAGAACGTTGGGACCGCGACAAGATTATCACAGTCCTGGCCGGTCAGCGCGTCATTCGTAATGAGCCAAATATGTTTGGTTGCATACCGTTCTATTCTGTGAACTGGTGGATGATTCAAGATTGTTTCTGGGGCATCGGCCTCGGGACCGCGCTCGGCGGCGAGCAGCGGCTGCAGCAAGGGTTCATCAATGCGGTTGCCGATATCGGCACTCTGTCAGCCAATCAACCGATAGTCCGTTCGCGCGGCGCCAATATTAACACGCAGCAAGTCCGGGCTCGCCTGGGCGGCTTCATCGACGTTGACGGAGACGCAACGAAAGCGCTTCATCCGCTGGACCTTCCAAAGATTCAGCAAGAGTTATTCCAGGTGGTCGCAGCTTCCGAAGCGCGTACCGAATCGACTTCCGGCGCCAATGAAATGCTTACCATGGGCGCGTCTAAACCTAGCGGTCGAGGCTCTTCGATGGGGCGTACAGCTACAGGCGCAGGCGGCATGATGCAAGCGGCCGTAGATCGTATCGGCGGATTGGTTGAAGACTTCAACCGCCAGGTGTTCCAGCCGTGGCTGTGGAAGATCTACGATTTGAATCGTATGTTCCTTCCGGCCTCGGTGTACAAAGAAATTCTAAACGAACAACTCGGAAAAGATTACAAGGCCAGCTTCCGTGACTTCATGGGCAGTAAGAATGGCATCAAGCGGTTCAGTGTGCTCGCCGGCAGCCACATGGCGGCCCGTCAGCAGATGGCCCAGTCCATGCCGCTGATCATGCAGTACTTCACGAACCCGGCCCTCGCAGGTCAGATCGCAGACATCAATGGCGAGTACATCGCCTTCTCCGAATTGCTCCACATGCTGACAGACGTCAGTGGTTATGGCAGTTCGCAGTATTATTCGATCTTTCGTCCGTTGACTCCGGAGATGAAGGCGCAACGTGCTGCTAACAATCCGGCAGCGGCCAAGATGGCAGCACAGAAAGCCAACAACGATCAAAAGTTCCAGGCAAAATCCCAGTTACAGGATCAGGCGTGGACACAGCGTGCGGCGGGGGATATTATCCGCCACTCTCTCGAAAAAGCCGGAGAACCAGAAGCAGTAACCGGAGAACCCGGGGGCCCAGGATTTGGTGGCAATGCCGAAGGCATGCCAGCGTAATAAGTAGCGAGCTTCCGGGAGGAATCTCATGGAAATCGAAGAATTCGAAACAGGGCCGGTCGAAGGGTTACAAGTTCCGATTGCGATGAGGGATCCACGATTCCTTAAACTTTCGTCTACCGAAAAAGTCACGCTGGCAAACTGGTACGGGACTCCTGCCTATCAGGTCTGGATGAAGCTGTCGCAAGGCGAAATTGAAAAGCTTGAGACATCTCACTTTCAGAACTGGAAAAATAAGGAAGAGTTTGAGCGTACCGGTCTTCTTGCCGTATCCGCGCGAATATTTTTCGAGCGCATTCAGAATGAGTGTACTCGGCAGATGGAAGAATTTTCTGGTGAAGTGGAGTTTATCAAGCAGAAGAAAGATCTTTTAGGCACTTCGCTGGAAGATCAAGTCAAAAAGGAATTCAAACCCGAATAAGGAGAATATCATGGTTTACGAAGTCGTCGCATTGGTAGTTGCTCTCGGCCTTGGTTTCGCAGCCGGCCGCGTGAAGAACGCAGCCAAGCTTGCGGCCGTCAAGGCAGAGCTCGTCAAGGTCGAAGGATCGGTGGTCGCGGAAGTCAAGGCTCTCGTGGCAGCGGTCAAGGCCAAGTTGTAACTGGATTAAAAGCTACGAAAACGGAGAAAGAACCAAACATCTAATCAGTGTTGTGTCGGATTGACACCACCAGGAGATAGTGTTATGAAAAGCGTTGAAGAACTAATCACGCTGGGTAAAGTCCCAGCAGATACAAAGCAGTCAGAAAATACCCCCGGTTATCCGAACGGCTGGCCCCTATTCACCGATTTGAACGAGCAAGTGAAATACGATTGGGCCAATCTGCCGTCGGATCGGGTTCGTAATTTGCGAAGTAATCTGGAGTACAAGACGGCTCTCGAAGCTTTCTTGCTTGCTCCCGCGGTTGTGGTTGACGCCTCTGGCGCCACACCACCCGTTGTTGAAGAGCAGATTGTCGCGGCCCCTCCGACGCCCGTCGCAGCGGCAGAACCGGCGGTAGTAATCGCGGAGCCTCCGGCGCCAGTTGTACCGACTGAAGAAGAGGAAGGAACGAAGTCCGGACCTTACACGAAGGTGAAGGGCGGATGGGAAGCGCGTGTTGAAGCGATTGATGGATCGGGCGAACAGGTTTGGTTCGCAAAGACGAAAGACGAATTGAGCCAGAAGATTTTGGACGCGCAGGCGAATGCGACTGCCAAAATTCGTCAACAGCAAGAAGAGAACAACCAACTGCTTCTTGAACAGCCGGCCGATATTGCTTCACCTCGTAAAAAGTTGGAGCCTCGGGCTCTGACGGCTGATGAGCAGTTTGAAATTGCAGAAGATCTAAAATCCGGTGATCCTTCACGCGTCAATAAGGCGCTCGAGAGGAGAGACCGCATTCGATTCGGCGCCCCTGCCGAAGAAATTGTCACCCGTGTGGTGACCAGTGAAGCACAGCTTGACAGGGCGAGTTATCTCGCAACTGCCAAGTTGTTTATGAAACAGCATTCTGATGTCGAGTTCAGCAAAGAACTCGGCGACAAGATGGATGTAATCCTTGCTGAAAGTAATTGGGATTACACCGTTCGCAATTTGAACAAGGCCCTTGGTATGTTGAAAGAAAAGGGCGAAGTTCCAACTAGAGTTTCAACACCGGTTGAGCGAAGGGAGCTACCCGCTCCTGTAGTCGCTTTACCGTCGGCCGCGGATCCAGCAGCACTGGTAGCCGCAGCCGTAACACCGGCGAGCGCAGAAGCGCCCGTCGTAACACCAGTATCGAAGGTCACACCACCCGCCGCCGCGCCAGTCGTGGAAGTGGGCAGGTTGCGACCAGGGTCTGCATCCACAGGGCTATCTCCGCGTCAGGCAAGTGTTAGGCCTGGTTCGAGGCCCGAACCATCCGTGGGGCTGACCGTCGAGGAATACAACAGAATGTCCGTTAGCGAGACGCGTCGCAGGTACAAAACCGACTTGGGATTCAAGGCGGCTGTCGACAAGTTGATCGCGGACGGCAAGCTCTAACGTAATCCGCGCACACCCTGTATTACAAGGAAATATCCACCATGTCTCTCGGATTTCCCGCGTCTAACGTGACCGGGAATTTGCCTCAATCTACCGTCTTGTTTTATGACAAGCAGTTCGTTGAGAACCTGAAGGCTGAGACGCCCTTCGTGCGTTGCGCGGAACGGCGTGATCTGCCCCTTAACTCTGGTAACCAACTCGTGCTTTAATCAAATAGGTTCGAGTATAAATAAATTTGACTAAATCGGTGAAACTCTGATATTATGAGTATCAGACAATACCGAGGAAAGGATTCTCAGATGGAAAAGAATGCATGGCCGTATGTGGCCGGGATACTTGATGGAGAAGGTTCTCTATCTATTCATAAGGCCGACGTCGCTGGCGGAAGCTACAGACTTCAGATTGTAATTTATGGAACGTCTGTTAAGCTGATGAAGTGGCTGTTGGGGAATTTTGGCGGAACGTTCTATTCTCGAGATAACAACCCTTCTGGTTGGACAAAGACATACAGTCGTCCGATTCACAAGTGGACTATCTCGGGGCGAGCAAACAAGGAAAGATTTTTACTTGGAGTCATTCCTTATTTGATCATAAAACGGGAACAAGCCGAAGTCGCTCTGGAGTTTGTAAGACTTGGAAATTCACAAGTCCCAGAGATCCGAAAACGATTAGAAGAGAAAATGAAGTTTCTCAATCAGGGAGAATCATCCCTAACGACTAATACGTCAAACACCTCTCCTGAGGTGAAGATAGAGTCTGAACATCACGAGCAATCGTGAGAGCGAACCTGTGGTGACACAGGATTCCTAAACAAAATTGATTTGAATATAACACGTTCGGTGCCAATATCGTCCAAGCCACAGAAGGCACCCCTGGCCCCGGTCAGGCTGCCAGCTTGGTCACCAACACCTCCACCATCGGTGAGTTAATCGTCAGCTCACCTAAACAAAAACTTGACTATATCCGTCAAAGTATGCTACAGTTAAAGCTGGCAGCATAAGAGACGGAGGTAAGATTCCAAATGCAAATCAGTAAAACGAAGTGGTCTTACGTCGCCGCAATGGTTGACGCCGAAGGAGGAGTTTTCCTCAGTCGGACCACCTTGTACACTTCAAGTGGCAAACCGTATTTCGGTTATGACTTAAAAGTTTCCATCGCTAACATTAGCGTGAGACTGATGAAGTGGCTGGTGAAGAACTTCGGCGGTGAATTCCGACCGAAGCAGAAAGGGAAATTCGGGAAACACCAGTGTTACGAATGGTTCGTGACCGGAGGTTATACCCGAATAGAAATGTTCCTTATCGGGATCATCCCTTATATGCTTATTAAGAGAGATCAAGCAAACGTTGGTCTTGAGTTTATTCGGTTGTGTGGGAAAGTGAATCCACAGAAACGAGCAGAACTTTGGACTAAGATGATTTCACTTAATAGTGGAAAAACCCCAACGACTAATATGTCAAGCACTCAGGATCAAAATCCTGAGTTGAAGATAGAGTCTGAACTCATGGGCGACCATGAGAGCGAACCTGTGGTGACACAGGCTTCCTAAACACACATTGATGCCGATTATGCGTCGTTCTCGAGCCTTGCTCTTGCGACCGCAATCGACGACACTCTGGCCAACGTCGCGAAGGAATTCTCCTATCGCCTCGGTCAGTCTCTCTCGTCCTTGGTCCGTCTGACTTGCGACGGCGCGCCCGCGATCGATAGCTCTGTGGCTATCAAGTTGGCCGCTGCTTCAAGTTCCAGCTTCACGTCTCTTTCCATCGGCACGATTCGCGCAGCGATTCAGTCGATGGCCGGCCGCAGCATCAAGCCCTTCATCGAGGGCAAAAAGCGGTTTGCCGGGATCGTTCACCCCTTCGCATGGGGCGACGCGATTAATGACACCTCCAATAACAGCCCAATCGACGTATTGAAGCACACGTCGGAAGGCCTGATGCGCATGGAAGAACTGCCCAGCGCGGATCTCACGGAAGTTTTCGAACTCCCAGGAACCGCAGTTGACTTCTTCCAGACGAACCTCGTCACCACCACGACCAACTACAAAACGACCGGCTCCACCGCTCTGAGGACCTACATCTTCGGACGCGACGGCGTCATCGCCATTAACCTGGCGGGTCGTGGCGACACGGCGTACGGCGACGGGAATTACCGCGGTATCAAGTGCAACGTGATTCAGAACGCGCCAGTGAGCGTGTCGGATCCCGAAGGTTTGATACCAGGTTGGACATCATATAAGGTTCATTTCACAGTGACTTTGCCGCCAGACCCCACTCAGCGCCTAAGATTAATTGATGCGCTTTCTGGGATTTCCTAAAAACAATTAACTTCCGGAAATCGACGGAGTATAATATCGATAGGCTTGGGGCTGGCCGACACCAGCCCCTTTCCGATTCCTTGTCGGAGGAACCAATGTACGCAATTAAAACTATAAATCTTCTAGGTAAAAAATTTGGAAGACTAGAAGTCAAAGAGATTAGTGGTAAAAATCGTGGAGGAAGCAGACTGTGGAAGTGTGTCTGTGATTGTGGAAATGAAGCCGAAGTTACGACTTGGCGGTTGAGAAACGGAGATACACAAAGTTGTGGGTGTTTGCAGAAAGAATCAGCAAGAAACTTAAACCTTCTTCCTTCTGGAGAATCGTCAAAAACAAGATTGTTCCATTCTTACCGCTATGAAGCGAAAGATAGGGGCGTTTCGTTTGATTTGACGAAAGAAGAATTTTTCGTACTTACGAAAAGGTTGTGTTTTTATTGCGGAGCCGAACCGTCACAATTGAAGCAAGGCAAGAGAGACAACGGCCCTTATGTCTACAACGGTGTAGATAGAAAAGACAGTTCAGTTGGCTACACAACCGACAATTGCGTTTCGTGTTGCAAGCGGTGTAATTTTATGAAGTTGGAGATGTCCGTCGAAGACTTCGTCGCCGCCTGCCGTTCCGTAGTTAGTCATTTTGATTCAGTTAAATAGGATGGAGGGGCGCCCTTCGCCCCTCTGTCTACCCAATCCCCCAAATAGTTTGGGGTATTCGGTAGGCAGTAAAATTTATCGGAAAAGGGGATTTATGAAATTTCTTCTAGTACTTGTATCGCTCCTTGTATTATCTTTATCCGCTCAAGCCCAGACGTCTACTGCACACCAACAGTTCGTCCAGAACGTTTATGACTCTGTGGCGCTTCTGTATGGGCAAGACGAAGCAGGCGGCATGAAGATGCGTTGTACCGCCACTGCGTACGAACAGCTTGCTGATAAGACTGGGTATCGTTTTGTGAGCGCAGCCCATTGTGTCGAAGGCAAGACTGACAAAGAGCAGAAAGCACAAAAGTATTACATCACCATCGATGAACTCGGTGATAAAACTTTCCTAAATGCGACTTTGGTTGAGGCTGGAGACAAGACAGTCGGCGATGACTTCGCTATTTTCGAAGTGAAGACCCAGAAAGTATTTTTCGTTACGCCGCTTGGCACAAGCAAGACTCTTCGGGTAGGCGACCGCGTAATCAACGTAGCGTCTCCGTTCGGACTTGGTAAGCAGTACTTCGAAGGATATGTTTCCGAAGCAAAGCTTGACCGTCCTCCCTTGGATACTGGCGCGGGTACTTGGACGGACGTGATGCTGATTGAGGTTGGGGCGGCTGGTGGAAGTTCTGGAAGCGCGATCGTATCAGAAGATCAGCACGCCATCGTTGGCTTCTTAGTCGGATCAACAAACACAACGATCGGCGCAATCTGCATACCTGTGGACAAGTTCAAGGTTTTTGAAGCCGCCGTGAAGGCTGGCACATACAAGAAATCCAAAGCTTCTGATTCATTTGGCGGAGACCAGAATTAATCGTGAGCCTATGGGATCACATAAAGGCGCATCGTCCAATTTCTTGCGCTGCGATTTTCTGTTTGGCGGCAGATACGCTGGACATCATTTCGTCAACCTTGTGCAGCCGAGTAACTACAGTAGAAGAAATGAACTTTTTCATGAGGGACTTCCAGCACCACTTCCTTCTCTCCCATGGTCTCGGTATAAAAGGAATCGCTTTGGCAATTACCGCGTTAGCCTCGTGGGGGTTGTACGAAGTCATTAGGCCTATGTCACCACGATTGGCTGAGATCATTGTAAGTGCGTTTATCTTTGCTCCAGCGTTCTGGCTTCTGACACAAGTCGTATTGAAAAATTTCATTCTAGGTACAGGATGGGAAATTCGATGAGTCAATGCATTGCTTGCGACTACTGGTATCTGTACGGCATTGATGATGGGCTGGAGTCATAACCCCGAATAGATTTTTAGACGTCCCAAGACGTCGAGGACAATAACATGTCGAATTACAATAACAATCCTCTGGAGTTCACGTCAGCGGATGTTTCATTGAAGTCTTATAGCGGTGCGAAGTACTTCCCGGTCAGCGACAACAATCGCTTCCGGGTAAAGAGGGTTGTGTGGGTTGGTCCTACCACCAACGGCGACACCTATACGGTCACCGACGGTCACGGCGTTGTGTTGGCCACCGGCGCGTGCGTCACAGCCTCGATCGGACTGCCCCAGACTACAGTCGTGGACATGCTGGTGGAAGACGTCCAGGTCACGCAGATGTCGAGCGGCACCCTATTAATCTACATTAAACAGGAGTAAGACATGAGCGCAACTCCAGCAGGACAATCTCGTATTTACATCATAGGCGAGGATCCGAGTGTTGACTGCATTCAGGTTCTAGACAAGAACGGCGTGCCTATCGTTTGGATGGATAGCAACGGAACCGTGAATTTTGGTAACGCTAATGTCGGGGGCATAGTCGCGCCTGGATTCATTCTCAACAGTGACGGTAAGTTTACTGAGTATAACGGACTACCTCTGAAGAATTCCGGTGTACCTTCTCAGATAGCGTCGTTCGATGCTCTCAATCAAGGTGCAGCAATTTCCAACCAGGCTTTGTATACCCCAGTTGCGACAGACCCATCAGGAGCGGGTGAATTTTACGCAGCTTTTTTTTGAAGCCAAGGTTGTGCAAGCCGCGAGTTCGGGCTCTATGCTTGGCGGCACCAGTGGCATCACCTACAGCTTCTTGGCTGGAGACGGTCACGTCGTTTCATCAATACCCGGCGTTTTGAACGGCAACGTTAATCACAATGACTTAACGTCAGCCGTTGCTTCAGGCTTATTTACGATGTATGCCGCACCCGGAACACCAATTACGGTTAGCTTTGGCTACTCAAGCACTGGCGTAACGCCGATGCTTTACAACTTGCATATTCGTTTGCTACGTATATAAACCTTTGAAGCCTTTGGAGGAAAACCCATGGCACAAGCAACAATCGTTCGTAGAACGCTCCCGGACAATATCCCTGAGCACATCATGCGTCGCCTCATGGGCACGTCCGCAGACACGCGGGCGCCCTGGGAGACGTATCAACGCGATCCCCTGGCCGGTTGCTCTCCGGAGCTCCAGGCTGAGATCGCGGAGTATTCCCAGAAGCATCACGGAAAAACTTCGGGTCAGAACGTCGAAGAACTCTGCCGGCAGAAAGAACTGACGCGCAATTCCGTTAAGGACTACAAGTTTTACCGTCAAGATGAGCTCACGACGGAGGAAGGCAAGAAAGGCCGGGTATTACATTGTCTTGAGTTTCTTCGGATGCTTGAGAAGATTCGACCGGCGTATTTGTCTGCCAATGTTCGAAAAGGACTGACAGGTCTTGCGGTTTATCATCCCCAAGATGTTCTCAACCAAGAAACAGGCGTAATAGAACGTGTGGATTGGCAGTATGTGTGTGCGTGTCAAGTTCCCTATATGTGGGAGTATTCGGTGCTTCATATCGACCCACGGACAGGTCTTCCCCTCAATGAGAAGCAGCGTGGTTGGAGAACCGTTCTTTTGAGACTTATTCAGAGTGGACACGTTACCGAACAACAAGCGCTAGAAGTTTTCGGAGAAGCAATAGGGCAGGCTTCTTGTCGTTACAGAGAACAATTATTTTTCTGGCGTAACAGGAAAGAGATGGAAGGTCAAGAGAGGGAATAAGCCATGAGTTTCAAATCAGTTCAAAAGAAAATTGCAGGCCAAGGTCACAGCATGGCTAGCGCAGGCGCCATCTTAGCGAATGCCTCACGCAAAGCCAGTCCAGCCGCCAAGCGCGCGAACCCGAAGCTCAAGAGGGTTAAGGGCAAGATGCACGAAGGCGGAACGATCCAAGAAACCGGTCTGTACGAAATGGAGAAGGGCGAGAAGGTGATTCCGTCCAAGGGCCATGCGTACGAGAACCAGCCCACGGAAGCATACCCCACGGCATCCTGCCAGGGCGATTGCGGCGTGGGCCACTATGAGATCGATGGTGGCAAAATCAAGTTTGTGAAGTAAAAGTTTGTCCTCTTAAACCAGGACATTAGACGCCGACTCGACCTGTTACAACAGGACGAGCGCAACGTCACCAACACGTCCGCGTGACGTGTTAAGGAGCATTACAATGAGTGAATTCAAGAAAGTCGAACCTTTGGTGAAGCCAAAGTCCAACGACGGCGGGCTCGGGGAGATTCCCGAATCCCGTCCGATCGAGGAACTGGTTGCACCGTCAACTCGGCTCAAGAGCCAAGCGGAATTGGATTCCGAAATGACTCTCATCAGGTTGGAAACCGAGAAACTTCGGTTGGAAAAAGAGAAGCTCGAACTCGAGAAATTGCGCAAGGATGTCATGGACATTCGCCGCAAGCAAGAGGAAGAGCGCGTCTCTCGTGAAACCGTGCAGGAGTCTTTAGCGTTTGATCGCGAAAGCAGAATCGTCAACGAGACCTATTGCACCCACATGAAGGGCGGTGCCAGCGATACCATGATGAACGGTGGTCCCGCACAAGGCAACGATACCTCGAACTACGCCTTTATGCAGCATACACTCACGACGGGAGTCACCTTCCGTCTGTGTCAGCGGTGCGGCAAGACGTACTTCCCCAAGGATCCAGATTATCGTTGGGCCATGACGCGTCCGACGAAGAACAGCGCCAGCACGGGCTGCCCGTCACCGGGACTTGTGAGATACCCCAAGGCCATACAAATCCGTTCGGAGATCGAACACAGAGAACGTCCGAAGGATCAGTATGAGTGGGATGGTCACGAGTACGGCGACCAGCAATAAATCAATTCAGCTCTCGGCTCGCTACCGGGGGCTAGATCGTGGGAGAGCCTGTTACTCTCCCCCGATCGTTCTTAACAGGAGAATGAAAATGGGAAGACCAAGAAAGTTTACGGACACAGAGAAGTGGTGCCCAAGGTGTAAGTCGTGGAAGACATTTGAGAACTTCACGAAACATAAGGGTTATCGTGGGGGTGGATATAGTAGTTTGTGTAAACCGTGTGCAAAAGAACGTACGCAAGAGCGTCCATTAAGAAAAGCAAATCAAAAAGATATTGATCGATCTGTTGCTTGGGGTCGAAAGAACAAAGATCGAAGAAAAGAAATCATGAGAGACTATCTTCTGAGGGAAAGATACGGACTAACTCCAGAAGAATATAAAGAAATGTATGACGCACAAAAAGGAAAGTGTGCAATCCCATCGTGTGATGGTAGGGCTGAGTTCATAGATCACGACCATTCTACGAATACAGTTAGAAAACTTTTGTGTCGATTATGTAATTCAGCTTTAGGGTTTTTCAAAGATAACCCCACCCTGATGAGGGAAGGCGCTGAATACGTGGAGAAATATCGTGGGCAATAGTACAACCAAGCTCCAAAGTATCGTGGATTTTGCGAGGACGTACCCAGATCTTAACCCCGTACTTTCTACTGGTGGCTTCAGCCAGGAACCGGCCCTAACGATTGCGAATGACGTTATGATCGCAATGCTTTCCCGCCCGTTCGCCCCGAAGTGGAATCGCATTCGCCTCCCCTATTTCTATACCAACTCCTGGCAACAGGACTACGCCTTCGCCTCCCCGGCGCTGCTCAACCTTTCCTGGTTGGAGTATGGCGTGTTGATGGACGTCAACTCGACGTCGTCCCCCAAGGACAAATACACTCTTGAAACGAACCGAGATCTGCCCGAAACCAACGTCCAATACGGCCGGCCGGGTCAGGTCAATTGGCTGCCCAACGACCAGCTCGTCTACGGCACCTGGGGCGGCGGAAACACCCTGGGAGAGAGCAGAGCCTGCAACCCAGGCCCCGGGAGCGTCTACGGGGCCCTGCTTGGCGCCACGGCCCAGCCTGCGAATCCCTTCCTTCAAATCCAGGACCAAACGTATGGCAATTACTGGGTCCTGACGAACGCGCTGACGGCCGGTTGTACCCTAGGGCTCACGCAGCCATCTTGGCCTGCTACAGTCCAATATCCCACTCTTACCAACCCCACCGTCGCGGCCACCACGATCGCAGACGGCACAGGCATCTGGACGGCCGTAAACCCCAAGGGCCAGGGCCTGCGCCTCAATCCTATCCCCTCACAGCAAGGCAAGGTCTGGCAAGCCCGCGTATTTGGGCAAGCCCGAGCCCCACAGTTCATCGCCTTGTCTCAATTAATCGATCCGGTCCCGGACGATTTCGCAGCCTACTTCCGCCGCGGCTTCATCGCCTATTCCTTCATGCATTCTAAGGACCCGAAGGTGCGCGCGAAGTTCCAAGATCAGCAAGCCTTGTGGATGCAGTCTCTTTCTGTTTTGGTTACGTCTCAAGATCGCGAGCGCGATAATGCGGGGATTTACCCGACAGACGCGATCATGCCGTCTCCTGGAAGCACGTATCTCGGGCCGGCGAACCCATTTTATCCCGGAGGCTACTAATGAATAGCAGCCTCGTTTACAAAACGGCGGCTCCCCTAGCTGCGCTTGAGGTGTAAATGCTCGTATATCTCATTTATTGTTCGGCTTCCCAAAAAGGTTACGTCGGACAAACTACACAAACTTTGAAACGACGCTGGCAGAAGCATTGTGCGGATGCACAAACAGGCAGTGACTACCTCATTCATAAAGCCATTCGTAAATACGGGGAAGATGCTTTTGAGATATCTGTTCTTGCCGAGGTTGACAATCTTCCAGATTTGGACCAGATAGAGATAGAACAGATTGAGAAGCAAGGAACTTTGGCACCTAACGGCTACAACATAAAACAAGGCGGTCATCATCCAGAGTTTCCAGATGAAATTCGTAAGAAGATAAGTGCCGCCAAAATAGGTAGAAAACTTCCTCCTTTTACGGTGGAGCATCGCAAGAAGATGAGCAATTCTAAGATAGGTTGTAAACATTCTGAAGAGACACGCCGCAAGATGTGTGCGTCTCAAAAGGCCCGTCAGCAAAAGCGGCTAGAGGTGTTTTAATGGCAAACGAAAAAATCAGTCAACTTACAGACGGTAGTCCCGCACAAGCTGCGGATCAACTTCTCGTTAATCGTGGGGGAACAAGCTATCGCGTGAATGCTGCCACTATCGGCGA